TTTTTTTTTTTTTTTTTTTTTTTCAGTAAAGAAATGGCGTTCCGATCAAAGGTCTCTTTTCATCCAGCGATTCGTATTCCTCATTCTGATACCATCACGAAACAAAAATTGACCCAAAAATTTATGATGAAACTGCTTCCAAGACTGTCGCCTCTTGTCGCTCATGACATCAAAATGAAAACACTCCAATGGAAACCAACGGGAGACATTCAAGAAATGGAATTTAATTTTGACTATCTTCCCAACCGACAGACGTTTCAACTGCCCGATCGAGACACGGTGCAAAAAATGCTCCATCAGATTCTTCACGCGACGAAACCCTCCAAAAAAATCACCTTTGATGATAACCCCGTCCACACCCACTTATTTACCAAATATCGAAAAAAAGGATTCAGAAAGACAAATACCCCCGTCTTCAGTCCTTTTCAACCCATGCGTTTTATCCAGCAATTGAACGATGATCTCCGGGAATCCTATCCAAATTTCCCAGGGTTACATACCGATCGTGCTCTCTATGATCATGTTTTGTTATTATTTTATCAACATCCTATCTTTAATAGAATCAACCCGCAGACCAAGAAGGCTTTCTTTTCTTATCTTCAACAATACGATACTCCTTATTCCATTACCGATTCCGACGGTAGGATCATATTAAGATCTCCCATCAACGATGATCTGTATTTGCATCAAGTGAAAAAAATTCTGGAGGACCTTGTTTTGTATAACATGGCCTTCTACGAACGAACCCTCTACAACTTTGATCAGTTTCTTGATTGCATTTTTTCGTTACTTTCTCAACATACTCCGAATAAGATTTTACAAGCGATTCAGAACCCTTTTTTTGACAACACGATCCCTTTCCGACCCTTTATCATAGAACGTTTGCTTGAAAAATCCAAACCGATGAGAAAAGGTCGATTTTTTGTCAAAGGAATTTGAGATGGGGGAGTGGGATGATCCCTTGAATTTTTTTTTTTCTATCCTCTGGAATAAATCATGATATACGAGATAGAGCGCATCTTTGTTCTCTGGGTATATTTCTGTTATCTTTCCAAGACCAAGAATTATCCCCAGCGAATTCTCCTCGGCTTTTACAACGAGGCCCGGTCTTACGTGACCATCCTCGCCGTTCTCCTTTTCCTATGCGTGATTGGCCAAGTCACCTCACCTCGTCTCATCGTCGATCCGTCGACAGAATTTACCGAGCCCGAATGGCTGTTGTATATACTGAATTTCCTTCAGGAAAACACCGTTGCATGGAATAATGGCGGCGGTCCCGTGATCCCTGTAGTCCTTTTTAATGGTGATCAAGGTATGGGCATCGAACCCACCGATCATATTTTCATTCTGGAAAAAGAAGCCATTCTTATCGGTACGGTAGAAAATTCACCGTGGAAAAAAGTTCCATCACTGGATCTTCAATGGTTATATGTCATGCTTCTTTCCTCCAATCTGCGTAGTCATCCTACCTTGATGGCCAAGATGGTAGCACAAAAAGTGGGCAGTTGGTGGAAAAATGTCCGGGATGTCATGGAAGAGGCCTTCTCTTCTTCATCTCCATCAATTAATTAAATGTTGTTATGGAATAGAGATTCCTTCCCTTCTTTCCCATGTGGCGAACGTTAATTAAATTCCTCGGCGTCATGACTATAGTTCCTTTGATGTTTTTGCATATGCGACTCACCCCTCGTCAAAGAATGCATGCAAAAATGATTCGTTTTTTGATCCAATCCCTTGGCGTGGTTCCCATCAAAATTTCCCAACTATATTCCAATCTCTATTTCTATCAATATACCGACTCTCATCGACCCCTTCTCCTGGAAGAGCTGTACGCGCTACAGGATTCTTGTCGCACTCATTCCGATGTTTTTACAAAAAAGACGCTTCATTCTTCCCCGGCCCTTTCTGCCATGATTCAAGAATGGGATCCGTCTCCCCTCGCCTCCGGAAGCATCGCTCAGATTCATCGCGCAAGATTTTATGATGAGAATGGAAAAGAAGAACAAGAAGTGGTGATCAAGGTGCGTCATCCCGGTGTGAAACGCGATTTCGAGGAATGGATGCGCGTTGTGCGCCTGTGCATGACTCTGATCAACATGCTTCCTGCCTGGATCGACCCTCCCAGTGTAGGTGATGTTTTTTCTGTCATGATCGCACTTGGAAACCAGCTGGATCTGCGTGTTGAAGGAGTCAACCTTCGACAATATCATGCATGGTATTCTTCTTCATCTTCGATCGGGTCGTTACGCGTCCGCATCCCCAAGGTCTATGCGGCAGAAGAAGATCTGTTGGTGCTGGAATATGTCCCTAAAATGTCCTCGACACAATTTTATAACCTCTCTCAAAAAAAACAAATGGAATTACTCACGTCTCTGAAACTATGGATGTATGATCAGGTGCTGGTGCGTAATTGTATTCATGGAGATCTTCATGACGGAAATTGGGGCATTGTCCTCTCGGGAGAAGAAGTCGTGGTTTATGATTTTGGCATGGTGTATCGAGATCTTTCCATGGGCCACCTCCTCATGACACTGCTCCAGATGGATACCGAAGCCTTTCACACCGAGATCACTCGGATACTCTCCACGAAACGTCTACCCCTACAAGACATTGAACGAATCTTTGAACATTACCGTCGAGAAAAAAAAATCGATATACATCTGATTCAATCTCTGATGGATATTATTCAACACCACCGCATTCCGGTCCAATCGTCCCTCTATCTTTTTTTCAATCTATTGATCTTTGTCATCTCTCTCCAACGAAGCGAATGGATGCGCTATGGCCCCGATCAGATTGTCAAGATGGATCTTGTCTATGCCCGGAGGATCGAGGGAATGGAAGGAACGATACCCTATCTACGGAAACTCTTGTAGAGCCGTAGAGCGATGTTATCTAAAAACGTGATTCTGATTGGTAAAAAAAAACATGAAATTACTTGTGTACGCCACCCATTCCGAGGGATATTTTGAGCTCCTGAAAAAACAGGCCATGGATCTTGGATACGATCTTGTAGTCATTGGCTGGGGAAGCTCCTGGAAAGGATTCTTTCATCGTTTTCATCTTTATGTCGAGTATCTCCGTGATCTCGAGAATCCCAAAGAGCTCGTGGTCATCAACGATGCCTTTGATGTCCTTGTGCTCCGTCCCCCTGAAGATGTTGAAACCATCTACCACCAGCACGCCAAGCCGTGTCTCTGGATGGTCGAGAACGAAGAAGACAAGAATCTCATCACGCAGATGGGACGTTTCTTATTTCAACCCCCTTCACGATGGATGTCCCGTCGGTGGAATCTGAACGGCGGTTCCTATATGGGTACCGTCGAGGGTCTTCTCCAAATCCTTGGACGATTCCTCGATCGTTATGGAAGTGACGAAAACAATCATACACTGGATGATCAGATGATTGTCAACAAGCACTGCGAAGAACCCTTTTTCAAAGACCTCGTGGCGCTTGATCATACCAATGAAATCTTTGGATACTGTGGATCCACCAATGCTATCGATAGAACGGCGCTGAATTACAAGCTGGGAGACCAGGACACCATTATACAACACCGAGTCACGGGAAAAACACCGTGCTTCCTGGTGAGTGTCGGGGGCGCCGATATGAATCCATTGACAATGCCTCTTTTCCGATTCAAAAGCTACCGATGGATGGGCTATCTGATGGAAAAGATGAAGTACGATCCGCGATGCCTGGAAAATGTGCTTCGGAGTCATCTTCAATCGACATCTTGAAAATTTTTTATATGGCATAAAGGTAGAGAGAGAGAAACAACAACATTAATGGATCGTTTAGATGCTTTTTTTACAATCTTTTTTGAAACCAATTATTCCTCGGAGATTAAGGAATTAATTTCTCAACGAGCCACTCATGATGATGATGCGTTTTGGAAACTCGTAGAAACGAGGGTCAACGAATTCCCCATCGACGATATCCTGGAAATCATCCGGAAAGAAATCGAGCAAGAATTTGAGAAAGATCCCGATGCCCTCAATATGGCCCGAGAGATGGCGAATGACAAGGCGCTGATGAAGGAACGATTTATCTTAGAAGCCTATGTCTATCTGAGTAAAAAAGCGGCCTAACGTCGCTTTCGGATCTTGAAAACTCCGGGCTGATTGTTCATTTCCACCAACTTTAGATATTCTTGTACGCTTGCCCACTCCTCGTCGGTCAGCGTCGCGGTAATCTGTAACCACAGGTCTCGTGTAAATTCATCGTCTTTGAAATCCTGGTAAAATTGTTCACACCAGGGATCCGGGATAGGAACGTACGGTTTAGGGGGAGAATACAAACAGGACCCAAAGCCTTTTCGGAGACACTCTGGATTATTACCAAAGCGCGCATACCCAGCGGGCAGAATTAGATCAGTACCACAATAAATCTTGGGACGGTTGGGATTAGGCTGTGCCTGACGCTGGCCGACTTTAGAACCCTGCTGACCGGTGGCCATGCAAGATCCAAAACCTTTCTTCATACACTGGAAACGATTCCCACGTTCATCATAACCGGGGGGTACAGCCATAGCATTGCCACAATACAATTTCAGTCTTGGCATTTATCTTCACTTTGATATTTTTTTTTCTTGTTGATGAGAAAAAAAAAAGATCGACATGCAACAGAAGGATAAAGAATTGAGGTCACATATTCGAGAACGACTTTTACGACGTACCCAGATATTGCGATTACCAGAAAAAGAACGACAACAAAAGATTAGACAAACAGTCGACGCAGTATGGGATGATTTTCAACGAATTCTTTCCTCAGGATTGACGGATCATAAAGTATTACAGAACGCTGTAGACACCACTCTTCCGTGGGATGATTATCTCGAAAAAACAGGTATAGCGCTATCTGACCATCAAAAACAACGTCAGAAACAACTACCCAAAGATATTGGCATGAATCCCTTTGTGACCAAACTCGGATTAGCACCTACCTTGCAACTAATCAAAAAAACCTTGATCGAGCTTCATCAAACGCATCCACAGATCGATAAAATCATCAGCGTTGGATCGGGTTCTGGATCTCTTGAATCCATGATGGAGTCCATCATTAAAAAAGAAAATCTTGGTATGACAATGATCTGTATTGATCCCGATCCTCATACGTTTATACCAAATGCACGTGTGAAACGAGAACCTGATTATGCGACCGTCGACCGCTATCTTGCGACCAATCCATCTTATGTTTCGCACTCTTTATTATTTCTCAATTGGCCAGAGGTTAGAAAAGATCATGGTGCAGGATACGATTTAGATGCCATACAAAAATTAAATCCTGATGCTGTTTTATTATTGATTGAACTTGATTATAGTAAATCAGGAGCGGCTGGAAGCAAAGAATTGCATGCCTATCGTGATTCCCCTGATAATCCATATATTAAGAAAGTCATCTCTTCTTTTAGTCATTTTGTGCCAAGTGAATATCAGATGTATTCTCTGCTTACACATCCCAGGATAGCAAAATTAATGGCCACCCGACATTTTATTATGGAATTATGGATCAAACAACCGATACCACCTGGCTTGGTCTCGTGTATCACGGACGTTTATTTTGCTCATGCTCATCATATCGATCCGGTTTCTTTTTTGGCACTTGTCTACCAGGTAGGGGGTCAATCCCTTTTGCGTGATATTCATAACTCGCTATAATCAACTTTTGATTCGAAATACAATATAGGGTTCCCCGAATTTTAAGGTGTGTAAAAAAAAATGATGGTGATGTAGGGGAAAGTAAATAAAAGCAAATCAAAAAACCAAAATGCCAAGTCAAAGTCAAAGTATATTTGAAGATTACGTGAAAAAACATAATCTTGAAATCCTGCCAGATGATAAAAAAAAGCGTGGAAATTGCAAATTAATTTTACAGGGAAAATGTGAATGTGGAAATGTTGTGCAGAAAGCATACAGGCAATTCCAAAAGACTGGATGTGTATGTTGGACATGTATCCAACTTTCACAAAATTCGTCCCGAATTGAGAGAGGAAAAGCGAGGCGACAAAAACGACTGGAACAAGAGAGTATTACTGGGGTTTTCCAATGCCCTCAGTGTAAAGAAATGAAACCTTTACATGAAAATACACGACAACAGGAATTTAAACGACTTTGTATCTCTTGTGGAAAGCATCGGAACGATGATGAACACTATTTAAAGCACATTGTCAGAAATGCTCAGTATCGCACTATCGAAAGAAATAAATCGGGTCGACAACATGTATTTGATATTGACATTCAATATATTGAAGAATTGTGGAAGGGTCAAAATGGTAAATGTTATATATCAGGTATAGCTATGCAATTAAAAACCACATCAGATTGGCAGTGTTCCATTGATCGAGTTGATAATAATAAAGGGTACCTAAAAGGCAATATTAGACTGATATGTTTAGAATTTCAGCATGGACGTCATCAGTGGGATATTGATCTATATAGATCTTTTTGTTGTTTGTATACTGGGCGAACTATTCCCAATCACGATGAACAAGAATTTATCAGTAAAAAGGTTAAGGAAGCACAAACATGTTCATCATTTCGTTTGCGAAAAATTCCTGTGATGTCCCAAATGCTGAATCAATGTACTCAGTGTGATGAGATTCTTGATAACGATAATTTTAGTGCGCAATCCATGAAATGTAAATCTTGTTTGGATCAGTATACTGCCACGCGCAGATTAACTTTGAATGGATATATGCGAAATCTTGTCAATAGTGCGAGGAGTCGTACAAATGATAGGGATAACAAAAGGACCATATCAAAACGTGAAAATAATACATTCGATCTTTCTGTCAATGATTTGTACGAGATTTATCTCAAACAGTCGGGACGATGTCATTACAGTGGCATCTGTATGCGTATCAATGGCCCATTCCAAATATCATTGGAAAGAATGGATGTATTTAGAGGATATTCTCGAAATAATATTGTATTAATATGTGATATATTCAATAGTCCAGTATTCCTTCTTAATTCCAACGACACCAGTCGAGGCTCAAGTCAATGGAATAGTGATAAAATCAAGATTATGATAGAGTTATGTTCTGACAGAATAGAAAATATTCATCCCCTCCCAATAACTTGTTTTGATACCTTCAAAGATATCATATCACCCATAAATCAAACCCTAACACAATTAAGTATTGATTCTATCATTGATGATTTCAAAGAAAATAAAGAATGGTGTAAGGTAAAGGATAGAAGAACCGAATATGGAGTAAAGATGAAAGACTTTATCCAAAATGTGAGACATGGACGTGTTCATATAAATGAAGAACAACGAAAACAACTCCTCACACACGATCCTCTGTTTTTTGAAAATAAGAGGATCGTCTTTCGAGAATACAATATGACAGAAAAAGTTGATTTTTTGGTAGAATATTTTATAATGCAAAAAAAATGGCCTCCTCAATCTCATATATCGGTAGATGGATTCCGAATTGGTCTGTTCAAAACAAATACACAAAGGAATCCTCCAAAGACAATGTCCATTCATGACAGAGAAAAAATTTTGAAATGTGATCCATTATTTTTTAGTTAAAACGAAGTTTTAGAAATCGTCTAAATAATTTTCTATAAAATTATTTTTTTTTACAATAAAAAATGCTTTCTTATACTCCTGAAGATCCGTTTTCATACTAAATGTCGGACAGTATAAAATCAAAATCGTTCATTTCATCGGCAAGATCAAGCCTTGGAACGAGCATCCGGGATGGGATGAAAACCATAATTGGAGTAACAAAGACGATAGATGAATGCTGGACTATTGAAAACTCGCTATAATCAAGTTTTGATTCGATTCTTTTTTTTTTTTTGGAGGAAAAGAAAAAATCATTATTGTGAATCGTGAACCAAGATGCAACAGAGAACAACCACAAAACCCTTTACTCTGGTCAACATCGATAATCAATTCCAGACCAATCCGGATAAAATACAGCTCATGTACCTAAATATGTTTCCTGATCAAGTCTCCAAAGCTTCCTCCGTACCCTTTCCACAGAAAAGAAGTAGAATTATTCAGCAGATGAAGAAAAAATTCCAGCTCGAATGGAAAAAAATCGAGTGGAACAAGAAATTTCGCGATTTTTTACAATCCTCTTGCTTGCTTCGGGAAAACATCTTTCCTCAAACCGATGAGGAATATTTGGTATATTTGAGACAATGTCTTCCTGTTTTAGGTATGGTTCCACTAAACAAATACGACCAATTATTGACACTGTATAAAGAAGCCTTGGAAATCTATCCTTCTGATGATGCTCTTCATCGTAAGATGGAAACCAGGGTGTTGAAAAAAATTATGAGTATCGATCCTTACCGCTATTTTTTCTTTTCCACCTTGAGGGAATATTTTTATACCAAGGTTCTGGAAAATTTTGTAGCTCAAGATCGAGCAAGAACATACAAAGACCTGATCGATAAAAAAATATCAGTACGTGATATGTACTCTGATCTAATAAGCAATATGAAATCTTCCGATGCGATACAAATTCAATCCTACCTCGAATCTTTAGCAAGAGTCCTCATCAGTATCTATCCTCGAATTAAAAATTGGGAAGGGGTATTGAAACTATTCGACGAGGTGTAAATGGACGACTTTTTCTCGTCCAGGAACAAGATTTACAGAGGGTCCTGTAACCTGTTTTCTTGGTTGAATCCAATGAGAAACAAGATTTCGTTTTCACCTCGAGACACTTGTTGCACTGTAGAGAAGAAGGTGTGTAACAATTCATGCAAAGATCATAGAGTTCCTGTTGTTCATTCTTGAAAAACATGTTCGATTTGAGAAACTCTTGGCATTGAAGGCATTGCTTTTTATTCTTGTTTTTGTTCTGTTCTCTTTGTTCATTCCGTATCTTGTCACGGTCTTCTTTTCGACACGTCTTGCAATACGATTCCAGGCCATCCTTATTCGCCGACTTTTTATCAAATTCCTCGGTAGTCTTTATCCCTTTGCATGTAAAACATTGCTTATGGGGACCATTGGCTCGAGAGAAACAATCCTTGCACTGAGAAAGATAGACGGTTGTGGCTTCCGTGACAGGAACGGAGGTATCCCAAAAAAACATTTTCTTGAACTTGTACTCCTGACATTCTGAACACGGAAGCTTTCGAAAAGTGGGATTGTCTTCTTTTAGCTTTTGGATCCTTTGGTTATTCAATTCATACCTGCAATCCTTACACTCGTAGGTAAGCCCATCTTTCTTGGTCTTGTCAAGAACAAAACCTGATCTTTCTTTCAACGCCAGGCACCGGGTGCATTGTTTTTTTTCGATACCACCATTTTCTTGCTGATGACACGAGATACAAGAATCGAAATATTGTCGAGTGGATTTGTCGATGCAGTAGAACAACCGGTGGGGTAAATTCTTGTGGCACGTTTTACATACTTTTTCATTGTCATAGACGGCCACCGCCTCGTCGTTCAAAGACTCCTCGTTTTGTGGTTCTTCAAATTCAGAAAGCTCGCTTGTTGATGGTGATTCTTCACACTCGGAAACTTGTTCCGATACCTGGTCCTGGTCCTGGTCCTGTGAAGTGTCATTACTTGGATGCAACAGCTTATCCACGGTCTCAATATCTGAATAGATCTTGAATTTATCGTATATTTTCTTTTGTTCAAGAATGAATTGTTTAATGGCATCCTGTTCGGTGTTATGATACCATTCGCAATTTACTGAGACACGGCATTTAGAAAAGATTTCCTTGATCGATTTTTCCAACAGGGTGTGGAATTCCGTGAAAAACAACTCGATCACTTCAAACGGTTCCGGTGAGCTTGTGCTAAAATCTTGTAATCGAGTATTGATATTCGCGGTACTCCCAACCTTGAATCTATCTTTGATCGCGGGGGATCGAACAAAATAAACACAATTACCAGCTTTGAACTTGTTGTTAAATTTTCTTAACACGTACTTGCTCAATTGACTGATCTTCTTGTCTTTTTGAGTCAAGCGTGTATGGGTAAGAGAAAGCTGATCGCGGATGTCATTATTCTCTTCCATGACGGCCTCGTGAAGCAACTCCTCCAGCTTGATGTAATAATCATGGATCTCATCGGCTCGCTTGGTGTTGGCCTTGAGGCAGAATTTCTTGAAGGTGTTGACCGTCATAAGAATGGTTTCCTTGTTGGCTCCACCGCGAGTATCTTTTTCATCGTCAGAAACTTTTTCATAGCCTGCTCCACCGGTCGGTGGAGCAAAGTTTTCCACTATATAATCTATATTGATCGTGAAACATTTTTCCAACAATCGTTTTGCAGGGTCTTTCCTTGCGAACCCCGTCCATTTCCAGATTTCATCCAGGTCCACCACAAAGGAAGACTTCACATCATAATTGAGGTAGCAAAAGAACGTTGCCAGAAATAATTGTTGTTGAGAATCGGTGAAATTATCCTTGATTTTCACCGTGAGCTTGCTGTGAAAGGACTCGGAAGAAATACGAGTGATAGGATTACGCTCGATGAGTTTGACAATGTTGATAACGGGTTCCATTTTTTATAGAGAAACTCATTTCTTTAAACCCTTTTGCAATTTTTGACATCTTTTGTCAGAAATTGACATTATTGTTACAATTGACAAATCTTGTCAAAAACGAACAACAAATCACACAAGCCCCTTTTTCGAAGTCGAAGCAGCATGTCTATGATTAATCTTTTTCATGATCCGACTGATGTTGCACGGCATCGGCTTGTTCTTGACAAAGACCGTATGCATAGGATCCAGGAAATTGTCTCCGTACGCCATCTGGATAATACTGTTCGCCGAGTTTCGCACCGTCCCATCATACTTGACCTGTACATCCTCCGCAATCTTGATCATACGCCTCTGAATATACCCTGACGTCGCCGTCTTCATCGCCGTATCCGTGATCCCCTCACGACCCGTCATCGCATGAAAGAAATACTCCCTCGGTTTCAACCCATGAATAAACGAAGAGCGGATGAACCCCCGTGACTCAAAACTCATATCCTCATCGTAATGAACCTTTTCGACCGGATAGTGAGGCAATGTTCTTGAGAAGTTATTCAAGGTCGGTTGGATCCTTTCTCCGTTCAGATTTTGCTGGCCAAGTAGGCCTGTGATCTGCGCTATATTGAAGTAATCTCCCTTTGCTCCGCTCGTCACAGTGGACAGAAAGTTATTCGTGGTTTCAAGTGCCCTTTGCGCAATCGCCATTCCGGTGTCTCTTGCGCCCGACAGTGCGTACAAGATGTATACTTCTCGAAGTCGGGGATCCTGTGTATGTTCCTCGATCGACTTGGCCTTGGTAAACGCCCTCGAGATATTTTTTTGGATCTCGTCATACTTGGTCACCTTGCAATCCCCCACACCGATGCTGAATCCGTGGTACATGAGAAAATGGTTCGTCAAGAACTGCACCTCGTTCAGGAAACGAACGCATCGTGCCTCTCCGTACTCGTGATAAAGAAGCGTAATGATGGAATTGGCTCCCTTGGAAAGATTCGACTTTCCGATCGCTCCTCGCAACAAAAGTCCTTCTTCAATCTTCATCTCTGGTTCCTCAAGATCCGTCTTGTTATGATCTTCCTGGAAAAAATCATCCGGTAACAAGAGGCTGAAAAGCATCTTACCGTCGTAATACCCTGGATCCGTGATACCCTTCACCCGACGATACGCTGTGACCTTCTTGTCCAATCCACGCAACGATTCTTCTCCCAACGAGTAGGCGATTTGGAAGAAGGTATCTCGAGAAAAAGGTTTGGTGCGTTTGATGGTCATCATGTAAGAGCCCAACAACGAATCCTGGACAATCACAATGTTTGCTTTGCTGGATTGATTGCTGATAATGTTTTCCTGGAGAGACGAAAGGATGCGAAGCTCGGCCTCGGTCTCCGGGGTGTTGGGGCAGTGCAGGTTCATCTCATCCCCATCGAAATCAGCGTTGAAACTGCTGGTAATGGCCAGATTGAGACGGATCGTCTTACCGGGACGGATCTTGACCTTTTGGGCAATCATCGATCCACGATGGAGTGTCGGCTGACGATTCAGCAACAGAATATCTCCGTCCTGAAGCTTTCTTTCGACAACGTCCCCCACCTGGAGAGGATACGGTTTGAACGTATTCTCCTTGACATTCCGCAAGAGCTTTCCATTGCGGTAAACGATTTCTCCGGGCGCAAGAGAAAAGATATCGGCTTCTCGCTTAATAACACGCATCCCACCACCATCTTTGTTCATGACTACATCGCCATAAAAAAGCTTGGTGCCCTGATTCATCGTCGCATACTTGATATTGATGCGGATATTACCCTCGTCTTTCAATACAAAATTCACACGTCCCTGTTCAATCAACGATTCCAGATAGGCCTTGTTGTGATCATTGATCCGAACGGGATAACAGAGGATATCCGCCACTTCTCGAGGGATGGCAATCTCATCGACGTCGAGGGTCGGATCAGGACCAATCACCGTACGAGCGGATTTATCCACACGCTTTCCCATGAGATTATTACGGATCAGGCCTTCTTTTCCTGTCAATCGCTTCTTGATCCCTTTCAGAGGACGACCGTTGCTCACCCGTTGACGATCTCCTGAATTATCAAACAGGGATTTGATCCTAAATTTCAGCGCATGGGTGAATTTGGTCCTCTTGCTGTCATTTGTATTGGGATCACCGATGTGAAAATTGGCCTTGACGATTTCTTGGTACTGGATGGTCAGATCATCGTCACAGGTCAGATTATCGGCGAGGATAAAGGGTCGGGCGACCGGGGGGATGACCGGCAAGACATTCAGAACCAGGTTCTTGGGATGGAAATTGGAGGGATCAAAGCCCATGAGGACAATGTCTTCCGAAATGACATTCTTGAAGATTTTACGGATCTCGTTCTCAAACATCTGCATCCGCATCATTTCTCCATCCATTTTAAAAATCATGTAGAAATGTTTGTCCTGAGTGCAAAAAAGATACCGTGGCTGGATTGTTTCACAATGGGTACAGAAATCGATCTTGTCCATCTTTTCCACGATACGGTTAAAACGCGTGTGTTTCTGATATTTGAGCAGATTATTGAGTTCAAGCTGTTCTTTGGACAAGAGGATCCGAGAGCATTTGTAACAGATGCATTTGAGAATAAGCATTGTCAGCTTGTTAAACAGTGGATTCAACACATCGATATTGAGCACGATGTGACCAAAATGACCAATGCATTTTTTTTCGGTCTGACCACAGGTGACGCATTTCTTGTTGGCTTCCATGACACCCATGCGTTCGTCATAGACGGAATTCGGTCCCGTGAGTTTAACATTGTGGACCTCACATACCGAGTTTTTAATGACCTCTTCGGGAGAATAGATACCAAACTGGATAAAATCGAGCTCACGTAATTCCATCCCTGTTTTTATTATTCTGTGAAAAAGACGTAGTCACAACAAAGTGCTCAAAATCATCAATTTTTTTTTATCCCGGAAAAAGAAAAAGAATATGAATGTTCTTGTACAAGAAATTTATGATCGAATTTTTGAGTACCGACGAGAGGATCTATTCCAATTTTTAAAAGAGGAAAAGAAACTCAATGAGAAACAGATTAAATGCATCTTAGGTATCCGATCTCGATTACACAATGTGTACTATCCTGGATTCTTTCGATATCTGGCAGATTTTATCGATTCTGATCGTGACCTTGGGAGCTTGAGTAGGACTTGTAAATTGGCCAAGGGACAGACGAGACAAAATATTGAAAAACGATATATGGAATTTGAATTATTATTAGATAATCTGGAATCACTAAAAGCCTTTCGAGATCTTCTCCCTTTTGTGGACAAGGATATGTTGTCCAGGGAAAGAAAAAAAAGAGTGGAGATTTTTCCAAGACTGGATGGTGGTATCAGTAAAACCAATAAACTGGAAATGCTAAAGTTGCATAGACAAATTTTTCGTCTTTTAGTACAAAAGGGATGGGATATTAATACTGAATGTGAATCACCTCTTCTTGCAAAAACGATATTGTTGACAAACTTATTACATATGTATGAGCGGATATCCCATTTCACTACACTAAGATATTTAAGAAACGAATATCGTGATTTTATAAGAGAAGTGATTGATGCTGGTGGGGATATCACGAGTGCCCCTTTAGATCTATTTGTAACACGGGGATCAGAAGACCTATTTATGGCCATGTTTCTCATTTCGAGTGGTCGAGAGCTGGATGAAGAAATCATGGGAATTCTTAATGATCCTACACTTGTAGATCCAGAATTACGAGATTTACTTGTTAGCTTTAATGAGAATCCAGAATCATTCATGGATATGTTCAAGAGCATCATCGATAAGAAGAAAACGAAATAAAACAATAAAAATTCGAAATTACTTTAACGGATCATCTGAAAAGAATATTTTGCAAAAGGCGTAAAATATTCTTTCATGCAGAGGAGATGATTTATGTGTCATTATTTTATTTTTCGGAATCTATTTGATGTTTTGAGTAGACGAGGACCTGCTCCATCCTCCTCCTTGATATCGATATCCTCACTCTCCGAACCCCATCCCCAGACCTCGTACCAGATGTTCATAGGATCGCAGAAGGTTTTGTTCTCGCTCTGCATACTCACAATGCGATATACGGAAAGAAATAGATCATCCTTCCAATGAATCATGGAATTATTAAAGACAAAGGTATTTGGCTCCTTGCTCTGTGGAATGATTTCTGTAAAATCCACCACGTCTCTTTCCAGAAAAGCACAGTGAGGCGCGAGTTTCTTGTCTTGTTCATAATCAAGGAGTGTTTCGATTTCTTCTCGATGAAAATCTACCATCTTCATCTTGATATCGTTTTCCCCATAGGTAATATATATCCTTTCATTATACTCAAAAAGCCCCGAGGGAAAAACAAGATATTTTTCTTCGGATTTATGATGATGAATGGGGATAAAGTAGAAAGAGATTCGAGTGATTTCCAGCGAGCTGTTGAATTCGTAAAGAAACATGAGATAAATGTATTTATCGTGATAATGATCATGAGGACATGATTTCACAAAGGCATTGAATTCTGGATATTCGGAATAAGACCGTCGATAATCAATCTTGGTATGCCCGACGGCAAGAAATTTGTCGTCCTTGTAATGGATGGCGGGTGTGCTCATAGAAAATAAAATATTGGAACCGTATTTCTCATTCATGTGCTGGAAGTGATAAACAGGACTGCATATTTTTTCATTCTTGTAAAGGATAGTAAAAAAACCATGATTGAATTCGTATTGTACCACGTCTTCGATCAGGAGAGTTGCATTTTTCTCAATCTTATCCGTAGGATAATGAACAAGCATTTCTCTGGCGGGGCTAAGATGGAACGAATAGGGAGAGGAGTTGTTATCCATGGTGAGAACACGATATGATATTGGAAACCCGTCAACACTATCGTCATTAAAGGAAACGACAACATTTCCATCCATCCAATAGATCCGACTGTCTTGAGCTTTTTCAATAAATTTTGGATCATTGTGGACGAGTTGCCATGTTGAATCCTCTCGCAAACGCAACAGCATCATTCCGGTCTGATCGAAGAATTGTGGTAAATTTATACAGAAATCCATGTTCTAAAAATAGGCAAAAAAAAATTTTTTTTTTTTGGAATGATAGATATATTAATTAATCAGAGCATGAAATATCCTATTGTATTTTCATTGGGAAGTTGTCGTCTCTTGTGTTGTTTTGATCCAAAGATACAGTCCAAAGCCGGTTTGTTCTGTCGATCATTGCATCATTTCAATTTAGAATTTCGTGGAGGACAGAATTTCTTGGGAAAATTACACACTGCGAGACAGCATCTGACCACTCTTAAATTCTTAATGGGAGACGTGACGCTTTCCGATAAGGATCAGCACAAGCTTTTTTCCATGTCATGTCCCAACGGATGGTCGAATGATTATTGCAGTAAAGATCCTGATTATGATTATTCACAGGCCGTACAGAATCTGCGAACCCAGCTTCACACCCATTGTGATATCTTTCTGTTTGAGATTTGTAGTATGAAGAATGCGCTCCAGCACGAGGGTGGTTTACCCATTCAGGAAGAGATCGAAGGTCATAATCCATCTCTTTACCGCACCAAGAGTGTGGAGGAATGTCGAGAAGATATTATCCAATTGATCGAGTACGTCAATAAAAAATTTTCATCTCCCACCATTATTCTCGTAGGGCACATCAGAAACTGGATCTTCAACAACGATCATCCGTACCTGGACGATCGGGAACAGATTTACCAGCTTCTTGTTCAGATGGATCGAAAGTATGAAAATGTCTCTTGTGTGGATCCAGCCGCCTTTCTTCAAAAGAAAGATCTAAGTGATGATTGGCATTACGATCCCGATGGATCCGCTTTCCCAACCGTCTATCGTACACTTTATTCTCTTTTTCCTTCTCCTTCTCAATAATACCAGTAGGGTTTAAGGGGCTGGGCACCGGCTTCCTGATCTTCTTCACTGATATCAGGAAGCGGTGCCGTGTACGGGTTCTGACGCACGTGACCTACGTAGACAGCTCCATCGGCCGTGGTTCCTCCCGGAACAATAGCATCGCCGGGAAACGTGTTCTGTCCCTGAGCCACGTATTGTCTCCATTGTGGTAATGTCAGTGTCACAGGAGGTGAATACTCCTCTTTATTTTCGTCATTACTCCCCGTGACACATGCAACGCAAGGGGGATACGCAGCGCGTATCGATCCATAACCACGCATTGTCGCCATGATCTCTTGATTGTCTTTTTGTTTTTTTTCTTTACCCACAAGAAGATATTTAAAAGTATATTTTTTTTCCAACAAACCACACAAGAAATCATGAGCGGAATATTTTTTAGCAATCCCGAGAGAGATAGTATTTACTCTCTCATCAGTCATTACTATGACGATCCATTAATGACAAAAATGAAGGATGCGGGAAAAAACATGTCGATGTATGTGTGTCGACTCAATTGTTTGCTGATGAACGAAAAGAGATATCTAATTGCTCTCGTGCATCGGGATGACCATGTCGAGATGGGTAGTAAACAGCCGCTGAGTTCTTTTCGATGGATATCGTTCATGGCGAGGACGCTACAGGAAGAGAGTTATCAAAGTCTACCCATCCATCATTATACCATCAAGAGGGACGATAAATACCAAATCCCGTTGCGCATTTCATCCAGGAATCAAGAGGTTAGTGTATACGATTGCGATAGAGGAGTATTTTCGGTTTCCCTGTTGCACAATAAAAATCAGGAGTATGAATATCCCAACGAGGGTAATTTGGTATCAGCCCTGGAGACCTTCCAGACGGTTCTTCAGTGGAAGTAAACAATAAATTTTTTTTTATCTGAGACAAAAAAAAAAGAAAGAGATGACAAGACATATATCGGTATATATCGAAATAGCCAAATTTTCCAATCAAAAGTTGGAATACGACCTTGGAGAAAATAAACTTGTCCTGGACAGGGTCTTGTCTTATCCTTATACTTATCCCTTTGCCTATGGTTTTATTCCGAATACGCTTGGAGAGGATGGAGACGAGCTCGATGTCCTTGTCCTCGAGGGAGGAGATCATTTACTACTGCCTGGTTCGTTTTGTCATTGTCATATTGTCGGCGCTCTTCTTATGGAGGATGAGAAGGGTCAGGATGAAAAACTTTTAGCGATTCCTTATGAAAAGTCGTTAGAGGGAACCGTATCTTTAACCGATATATCTTCCGTGGATCTTCAAAATATTCATTGGTTTTTCTCTAATTACAAATCCGATATACGGGAACCCTCTCGATGGTCCCGCGTTTCTGATTTTGTAGGACGCGAGGCCGCCTTGGATCTATATCGTGCAGGTGTCCAGCGGGCATTGGATCGATTGTTATCCGTCGGTGATCAACAGGTTTAGAGCAAATGATGAACCACAAGAGATTGAGTTCTTCCGATACGGTAGGCACGACCAATGACCTGTTGTTGTAGGTCCTCATTCATTTTGTGGTACAGAATTACATCCGTGGCTTCCTGAATTCCGATTCCAGCGCCATTGGTGAGAGAATTGAGAAAGAGAACGGTTTTTGTACCGGTCTTGAAATCCTGGAGTTGTTTTTCTCTTGTATCCATAGATCCTCTAATCTCCGAGAAGGATATCTTTTCCTCATGCATCATGTCTCGTATATTTTGAAACGTTTCGTCATAATTGGAAAAGATGATAAATTTACCATCCGCACGTGATTCCAGCACTTCCAGCAAAACCTGTTGCTTGTTTTTTCTCCGTTTCGTGGTAGCGACCATATCTGGCGCAAGAGGCGTTGTGATTGTTGTGGTCGTGGTCGTCGTGGCATCGGGATCGGAGAGTGTCTGAACATACGTCAGCTGGTCCGAGGAGACACTGCCTCGGCATATGGGACACGTCTTTTTATTTTTCATCCAGCTAAGAAAACAATGTCCGCAAAATATATTTTGACAACAAGTAATCAATACCGGTTGATGAAGAGAACATAGACAAATGTGACACGGGTTACGAAGAATATCCGAAAGACGGACTCTTAAATCACGGATCTGTCTTTCCAGTGTCGCTTTTTTGGATTTCCATTTGGCGCCACGTTCCTCGTCTCCGAGGCGTTCATATTTCTGGATCTTGGACAGGGCTTCACGGAGCTCCTCGTTCTTGTCATTATACACCAGATCGTACACATTGGACGTGGAATCGCCTCCCAAATGACGGATCGCTTTTTCTATATTCCCCGCGGAGATCATTTCAGCGATCCCTGTTGTGATAAGATCCCTGACCAAAAAGAGCATCGGTTGATAACATTCATAATATTTGTGCTCAATGGGAGGCATTACAAACGATTGTCGGACATATTCATCAGGATTTTTAATAATTATATTTTTTAAAGTCGATAAATCCATAAAATGAGAAAAGATACTGTACATGAAATGATTTGAAGGCGGTGATTTGTGCATGAGGTCGTACGGCGTCGAGCTGATAAACCACGTGAATTGGCTGACCGGAGATCGCATGGACTTGATCTTGGCGTGCGTGGGTTCGTCATAAACAAAACGTTTCCATGCATACGAAGAAAAACGATCCAAGAGAGAGTTATAAAAACTGGGAAGGCAAAGGACCACATCATACTCGTGGACATTCAATTCTTGCAACCATCGCATCTTGTGTACCACGGTACATCGCAATGGCGTCCGATCGATTTCCTCTTTCCATTGACGGATAATGGATGGATTACAGACCACGAGCGTGGCCGAAATCCTCTTATATTCCAACAACGTTTTTTTCACCAAAACACCATTCCCAAACACTCCAGAAATCATCTCATTAATATAACCACCCTCTCCCGTCGCATACCAATCCATCTTGTCGCGCAGAATAAGAGCGACGATCGTATACGTTTTTCCGTATCCGATCAGATCCGAGTAGATGCCAATCTTGGTTTCAATGAAATACGAGGAGGACGAGACGCTCCGACGAGATTCGAGGTCTTCCATCATTTTGACGGCGCGTAGTTGGTGCGGGAAAAGAGCACGGGTCATTTTCTCCGGTTGCAACACCATATTGTCTTCCACGACGCTATCGGTGGTATGCATTTGTTTTTCAATCCATGTTTTTTTTTCTCGCATCATTTTACTCATAAATCGTTTCTTTAAATAAAACGATGGTTTAGGGCCGATCCAACAGTTGAGAAACAATATGGATAATGCCATTAGAAAGTTTAATATCATAATGTATGATGGGGGTCGTATAATTTAGAATCATCGCACCCTTGTCAGTAATCGTCGCCATGATATAGTTACCATCCATGCTCGGTTGCAATTGTTGATACGGCGATGTGTACAGCACATCCCTCGGAAACAAGCCATTCATAAAATGATAGCGCACAATCTTGGTAGCCGTATTCGCATCGGCATTGATGATTTCATCTTGAACGATCGAATCCTCGAGAGGAAGAAACACCGTTCCCTGAAACTGTGGATCATCCATACGATAATCCAGACGAGACGTCTTGACAAGAAATGCAAACTTGGGATGATATTTTTCGATATACCACATGACCGTTCCTTCTTGGTACGTCTTGATGAGGGGACACGGCCGGTACGCCGCCTCCGGAAATGCAAATTGGTTATTAAAAAACTCGTAGGTTCCTTGGTGGCTGACCATTATTATTTTGTTTTTACTTTCTTTTTTTTTTATATCTTTACCGAGAAATCTTTTTAATCTTTTCAAAACAGGAATTAATAAACAAATACTTGCTACCAAGATAATGAAAATGAAGAAGAGACAGAAAGAGGAAAAGGATGAAAAATATCATGAGAAACAAGAGCACAAAGGTGATATAAGGGAATGCGGGTATGAAAATCTTGACAAATAAAGTTGATAAGATGGCGCAGAGAAAGGCGATGAGCGTACAATGTCGCCACAGATACGGCTGGTCCATCTTGCTGGAAAGATAAAAATCACATATATCTGTGACCGAATTTGTCTCATGAAGACGGGGGTGGAGCTCTTCATGGATCTTTCTTTCCAGAACAAAGGGGTGCATTCCCGTTCTCATATCATTGAATTCGGCCATGAGGGCTCCAATCACAAGAATCACCAAGAGCAGTGTCAAAATCAATTCTATCCAAACCATTTATGTGTCTTTTTTTTTTATGAGAATCATTATAAATAAAAAAATAAAAAAATGCATCCTCGTGTGAAACAGGTTGTAGATTCCATACCAACTCGAGATCGTATTTATAATGAATATCTCCAAAACCACAAGTTCCGTGACTGTATCGATAGCATCATAGCATCTATCGAAATAGAAAAGGATGGCTTTTGCGCGGCTCTTAAAGCCTCTACCGGAGAAGATTGTACGAATCGTCCTCTTCCGGGAAAACGATTCTGTGGTCTTCATGGACAAGCATGGAGGTATGTCAAGGGTAAGATTACTGCTGAACAGGTTCTGAAGCGTCAACGACAATCAGAAAATGCTCGGATACGTCAAGTCCTGGAAAAAGGAGGCGGTAAAATCACACCCGATGAACGAGCCTATCTGGCGTATCACTGTGGAAACAAATGCTGTCCCCTCAAGGATCTGCCCGACTCTCTTGCACGTTTCCGTCCGAGAGAAGAAGAATGTAAATATTTCATGTGCAATCCTCCTCCGGCCAATAAAGAGGGAGAACCTTTTTGTGATCCATCCTGTGACAAAATCCTGGCCAAGATTTTTCTAAAAAATATCCATCGCAAAAAAAAACGTCAGAAAATCGGAACACCCCTACTACCACCCCAACAACAACAATTCTTTCAATACCTTGGTAATACACTCGATCGTGCTTACAAAGAGAATGATTGTTCTACAAAATTGAAAAAATAAAATTAATCCTCGTAACGACGATAGTGGATTAATTTTATCCTGTAAACTAAACCGGGAATTCTCATAACGTTAACTCTCATTCCTGGTTCACCCAACATCAACACATCTCACAACCACCATTCTCTTCTACCTCACACGTCAACAACACGGTAAGAAGCGAAGCCGCAGGACTCCACGTATCAAACGTCCTAAATTTCTTATCCTCGTAATACACCACAGGGGGTTCAAAAGGATAATCGACCGGAACTTTCATTCGGAATTCTTTTCCATGAAAGAGAATACTGACATTGCGTATCGCGCCCGGTAAAGATAATACTTCTACCTCTGCTTCTTCTTGTAGTCGACGAATCTCTTTCTGTAAACGAATTTTTCTTGCTCCACAAAGCCGTACGTGAGCAATGCATCGTTTCATTTTATGAAAATACGTGTTATCATACGTATAGATCTTGGTCAAAATGTCTTGGGGCAAGGCATACAATAAATCAGGATTCATAGGATTATGCTTAGAAGATGAAAAATAAATAAAAGAAAAAAGTCCAAAAAGATTCCAATTTTTTTTTTTTCAACGGTGTTGAAAATCTTTTGCCTTGGACCACATCCATTTCTCTATTGGCGTCCACGGTCTCTTGAGCCATTCTTGCCAGATTTCCCATGATTCAAAAAATTGGTCTTCCTCTTGTTGCAGATGGGGATATTTGTGCATCATCTTCCACATCGTATGGGCTACCAGACGATGTCCCTTTCCTGGACAAAAGAGACGTCGTTTGTGATCTCTATAATTTTCCGTAAAACATTCCCATTTGTCCTCAACGCTCTGCTCAGGAATTCCTCCAAATCGATAATTCTTGCGAAAAGAATTGACCCTACTATCCGTGATAAATAAATGAAGTGGATCAATCTGGGGTAATCGATCCTTGACAAAACTGACCGGTAGAACATGTTCTATCGATCGTAATTTCATCTCCACAGGCCTGTGTGTATATACATCCATAGTATAAGACTCCCGAAGTTTCTTCCGGATTGTCGCCGATAAAGAAAATCTCATTGTTTATACTTTTTGTTGAAGACAAGATCATTTTTTTTAGCAGTGCCATTTTTCGATAAACTCTTCTTGACGCGCCGTGATAGGCGTTCGATTGGCGCCCGTCAATTTAATGGCATAATAGGAAGACCAATCCTTGTTTTCCAAAAGGTAGTGGATCAGTTTCTCATTGTCCCAACCATTCTTTTCTTGAGCCTTGAACATGCTATCCTCGGCATTCTTGACGAGCATGGAATATTTTTTGGTCTTTGTCTTGGTCTTGACGAGATAATTGATGATCCCATGTTGCATATGATAGGTATCGTCTCCCTGAAGTCGGATATACTGGAAGGATACATGCGGAGCCAGCACCTGGTTCTTATAGGAAATGAATCCCATTGTCAAGGAACGGGTAAATTCATGATACAAATCCTTCATAAATCGACTGTTCTGGGGGCACATGAAGAACCAGTTTTCCAGATAGGGTTGATCTGGGAGAGAGAAGACTTTGAATTCGTAGAGCAAGATATCCGTCTTTCGATGCATCATTTCTTGTCGGAAGGTATCCAAAAACGAGCCGTTGGTCACCAGGATGCCGGCATCCATCCACACTCCCCCGTGTGTGCTCAAAAGATAAACTCGTAGAAAATCAGAGAATCGTATCGGATCGTCAAGCGCCATCCATCGTTCCAAGAGTTTCGGGTCCACATAAAGATGAACATTTTTTGCCGATAGAATGTTGATTTTCCAATCCCCGGGAATGTTGGCTGACCAGGTAGACACAATGGTCTGAACGATTTCATTCTCTTCAAAACGATCCCAGTAAGTATAAATTACTTTAGGGATCGAGTAAAATGAAAAAAAGGAAAAGAAAAAGATCAAAGCAATCCCCATCAACGCCAAAAACCAAAAGAAAGAAGAAGAAGAACGCATGAAAATTTATTTTGTCTTCTTTTTTTATTTTTTTTTTTCAACGATTGCTAAAAGCATGAGATATGTCATGATGATTCCATTGCGTCGGTGTGGGAGCAATGCTGTCCGATTGCGACTGGATCTGCATCCCGACGTCTTTGCTCCCTATCCCCTTCATATCCACGATTTTTTCCCACTTCTTTGTCAATATGGTGATCTTTCTATCGATGAGAATTATCAGCGTCTGATTATTGACGTGATTGGGTTTCTCCACACCAGCCCTTTACGATGGTCTTCCTTCTCTCCGGATCCTTTTTGTGTCATGGAAACGCTTTGTAAAGAAGATGTTCAAAAAAGGAGTCTTTACCGTGTCGTGTATGAAATGTACTGTATGGGTGCCGTTCAGCATGGTGCACGTGTTGTATTGGATAAGAGCCAGGACTCTGTTCTGGAATGGCGAGAATGGGTCAAAACAATTCCCGATATATTATTTCTGGATGTGGTACGCGATCCCAGGGCACAGATTGCCAGCATGAATCAGTGCATCCTCCACGATTTTTATACGCATCTGAATCTCAAGACGTGGTTACATCGACGTAGTCTTGTCGAAGAAATCCGATCGGAATATCCCGAGAAGATTTTGACGGTCCGCTACGAAGATTTTGTTCATGATCCGGAGGAATTTTTTCGTACCGTGTGTGGATTTATGAGCATTCCGTATCATCCCACGGTATTGGATGTGACGTGTTCAGAAGAAGCGTACCGGATGTCACGTACATCCCCTCTCTGGGAAAATAATGATTCCCAACCGATTGAATCTTCGCTTCACAAGTATGAACATTCTCTTTCCATCGCCGAGATAAGAAGGATTGAAAGGGCGACACAAGAATATATGCGCCAACACCATTACGCGTACGAGATGGATTCTCCTCAAACGTTTCTAATAAAGGAGGAAAAGGAAAAGATTGACGAGGAAAAGGAAGAGAATATCCAGAAGGAGAATGAAAGGCGCAGAATAAAATTCTTGGAATGGCTTCGAAAGAAATTTCCACAAGATTATTGGATGAGAATGGGTCGATGGCGTTATCTAAAAAGTCTGCAGTAATAAAGTAAGAACTTGTATAACCCAAAGAGAAAAAAAAAATGACGAGGAACGCAAGACTCGAAAAACGTAAAACCACATAACAATATCGATATTATGCTTCGTGAAATATTACAAACCTATTACAATCATTCTATTCTGAGTATAGAGGGTCCCGCTGGATGTGGAAAGACACGAAGTATGATATCCTTTTTATTGGGTAATTCCACCGCCGATTTTCTCGGTCAACATATTCTATTGATCCAACCCACCGCCATGGCGATTTCTCGTGCGGAACAAATGAAAAAGAAAATAATGCGTGGAGAGCACCATAGAAACGTGTCCATTCTTAATGCTCGTTTGGCGTTTCATACGCTCTTGGATACCTATCAGAGCAACACAGAGGAACCCATCGATACGGTAGTCGTTGACGAGGCGCAATTTCATTCTCTGGATTACGAAGCGCTTCTACGACTACTCTCTTTTCTTCACCGTGAGTGGGCTCTTACCCCACGAATATACTTCCTTTCTTCCAATTTAGATCGATCAAAGATGCAGATGCTATTCCCTTCGATCTATTTCGCGCCCAACATATGTTGTCTTCCTCGATATCCCGTTCAAATCCAGTACAGGGAATGGTTTTCCAAGACCCCTTTTACACAGGCAAGTCTTCTCATGAGAGAATATATCACTTCTATGTTGGTCGAGGAGTATCCATTAAAACATCCGAGGATCATCGTCTTTCTTGCTTCTCATCATCACTGTGAGCAATACAAGAGCTATCTGGAGGATATATATGGAATCAAGGATTGCATTCTGTACCATGGAGGTCAGAAAAGACATGTCTTACCCTGGGATTCTTCCCAACGATTCATTCTTCTCACGACCAATATCATGGAATCAGCACTGCCCCTACCGGATGTTTCCTTAATTGTCGATCTTGGCGTTTATTATCACAAAATGCCCAATGGAGTGGTCTCCCTGCAATGGTGTGATCAAACCATGCTGGATCAGCGAGCCGGTAAAACGGGGAGAACGGGTCCGGGAACAGTCGTTCGCGCCTTTCATCGATCGTTGTTAAAGCATCTATGTTATCGAACCGAGATGGAATATTCTTGGGAATGGGTCATTATTGATCTGATGACACGTGGGCTCGATCCGTCGGTGGTGTTGGGAAGCGCGCTGATTAATCCATCAATGAATCGTCTACAGATGCATGGATTATTGAAGAGTGCCCGTATCCTCCATTTTGCAAAACAATCTGATCTGGAGCCAGAATGTGCGGTCATGATGTATCGTTTTATGAAGAGCGGTAAAAAAGTGCTTGAGAATGAAAAGGCGGGCCGATTACTTATTCTTCTCACGATCCTTTTGCTTCATCTTGTACGCACACAGAACAAGTCTTTCTTTTGTTCTTATCCTCCTCCGTCCAAACGAGGGATCGTGTTTGAGAGAGATGAGGTGTGCATTCTCTTGTCTTTTTTTCTTTCTCTGTATTGCTCATCCTCGTCGTGTACCGATCGTCTTTTGGAGATTTATCCATTGGACAAGAAAACGTTCGATATGTGGAAACAACGATGCTACGCTTTTTTTCAACAATTTCCAGAAACCGAAACCCATGTACTGGAGTTATCACAGGTACACAAGACATTTATGACACGGGTGAGTCCTAACAAGAACAAGAACGTGCAACTTTACGATCTGGGACCTCATCGAGAATCCCTCTCTCGATTCTTTTTCCATCAGACAACTTTAGAAATTACACGTAGCCATGCGACACGCAAGGTAATGGATCGTGAATGTTTTGATTCGAGGATGTTTTCCAAGGTATATACGGTGTTACCCAACCGTCCTTTTCTTGTCCTGCATTGGAAACATCTGGAACAGCTTCCCACGCCCGTGGTGTCTCTCTTTCTTTTTCCTCATCATTGGAGATTTTCTGTCCACGTGCATCTCATGGAAGCGCTCCGTGAACATGTTCTTTATCAGGCAGACAAAGAGATCACCCGATATAAGAAAAAACCATTTCTGGACGATATTCGTGAGATTGTCGCGCATCATCCCTATAATCATGGCATGATGCAAACAATGGACGAATGGAAACAACAGATTATAATCTGGAATGCATCACGATAATTTTTTTTGATCTGGGTTGTGATGAAAAAAAAAAATGCAAACATAGACACAAAAATTATCCAAGCATATTGCGTACACGGGCAGGTAGAGGCGCTCCTTTCTCACGGCATTGGGCGCATCCGCCTCCTCCCCCGGAGCTCACTCGTTGCATATTGGCGTGATATTTACGAGCAAATTTAGAATGTGTTCCAGTGATGGAAGAACGCATAGAGGTAGAAGATGAAGTAGACGACGACGATGATGACGATGACTCCTCCATGAAAAAAAAAAAATAAAATTAAAAAGACCTTCTCTAAAGAATGCCCAATATAATTTTAATTTTCTCGAAGAATAAAAATTAAAAAATTATTCTTGTAATCCAATCGGCATTTCTTGGATGGATCATTCTGAAGGATCAGATAGATCTTATCAAAGATGATTTTGAGAATCTTTTGAAACAGAATCTTGTTTTCGGGAAGAAGCATCTCACATAGATTCGAAAGATTGACTTTTTTGTTGGGAATAAAGATAAGACTCTGTTCATTGATAAGCACGTTGACAAAGCGCTGTCGCTCCAAAATCGTGAGATTGTTCTGAGTGGGAAGTGTGATTTTTTCTTTGGGTTGGAAATGAATTGTCAGTTCCAGTGTTTGTGCATAGTCTTCCTTGTGAAAAACTGGAAATTGAAGGTCATGGAATTTGTCACGTCCGATATCCATGAGAACCGACACAAAAAAGGCGCAGAAGAATTCATACTGCATGAGACAGAGGAATTGGAGCAAGGTGATTTTTTTCTTGTCGACAAATATAAACAACGTGCCAAAGTCGGGATTATGGAGCGATTTCTTGAGATCGTAATCGAGATTCATCCTTTCTTTTTTTATCTCGTTTTTATTTTTTTTTAAAAAGAAAACAAAAAAAAATAATCGATTGATTCTGCTTTGTTTTATGAAATTTCTACAAGGCATCCTCATGACAACAATCATCATTTGTTGTGGAGTTGCCGGTACCCGTTTTGAAAAGAATTTTCGATTTTCGGACCTTCAGAGCATTTATTACTCGAGTTTTCATGAAAAGGAAAACAATATGAATTTATCCTGTGCCATCTTTCAATTCACGCCTGTAAGTGATTTTACCCTCTTGTACGAGATTTCGATAACCACAACCACATCCGCCAACACATCCACAACCCCTCCTTTATTGACCCTGTATAAGGGAGAGATGCGAAAAATGGTGGAGGTGGATATTATGAATTGTTTCGAATTACAGCCACCTGTCCTGGGGATGCAGACGTTTTGTATCCGTGAAATGGGGGTGATGAGTAATTCGTACCTCATTATTACTAATGTCACAGGGGATTTTGTGTACGGTCTGGTCCATATTCCTGACAAGGACGAAGGGATTCTCCTGTCCCGTCTCCTTCTTTACAATACAAGCACCGTCCAAAAGGAGAATTGCGGATTTCATCCGCTTCTCTTGTAAAGTTTTTTAACCTTGTTGTTGTTGATCTTGCACTGGCGGTGGACAATCAACAAATCCATCCACGATATCAATGATACCTAATACCAACAAATAGTCAAAAAGTTGTACAAGAATGATTTCCCAACGTTTAGACCATGTTCGGTCATCTCTAAACTCTTCGGGAGGTCTCAAATAAATTCCTGCATCGCGCAATTCATCGTCAATAACTCCCCGTCGTTTATATTGCATACTTCTAATGAAATTTTTAAAATCTCTATCCAGAGTCAATTGTTTGATAAATTCCCTGTCATGAACTTTTTGGAGACCCTCCTTTTTGCATTTTTCGCGTAATTTTCGTGTAATGATATAACTTAGATTTGTGATAAAAGGCGCATTGATATCCACCGCATAGTCTCCCTTGAAAATAAAGCTGGAAAGCTCCTCGATTCGAAGATCGATACAACCAGATCTATCATTGGCGTTTTTCATAAAATCTTTAAATTCAAGCAATCTTTTTGGCGACAATCGTCCACCCCTGGGATACAATTTTTTATAGAGATTCATTCCCAGTACGACCACATTCAAAACATTAGTTCTAAAACCAGTAGTATTAGTCCAATCGATATGAAGCATGATTCTGAATCTCGCAGAAATAGCATCATTTAAATAGCGATTTTTAACGTCATCGCTTATCAGAGGATGTTCTTGACTTTCAATTTTAATCGCCTCTTCCAACAAACCAATCATGGTATTCAGTTTAGTAGCATCAGTCTGTTCTGTAATCAAACGCTGTATTTCTTTGAATTTTTGCAACGCATATACCATCCTTTGCATGAAAATTTGTTCTGAAAACTTTGTCTCTAATAAACGCTTGTGAAAAACAGGAAGACGGCGATAGGCATCGATTTCTTCAAGAAAATCAGTCGATTCTATTTTATCGGGATACTTTCTCAATACCCTTTCCAAACAATCACCCACACCATTCACATGAAACTCGTAATTCGCTTGCATATCCATCCAATGTGATTTGAGGTACTCCAAATTTTGTTCAGCTTCTTTAAATTCTGCATAGGCTCTCTCTGCTTCAACTTTAAAGTGATGACCAGGATCATCTTGACCCGGGGGACGCTCACGATGTTTATATCTGAATTTATACATTTCTGTGTTTTTCTAAATAAAAAATAAAATTTTTCTGGGTAAATTTTTATTGAATAGTCCCATATGACTATCAATCATGTTGTTGTAAAGGCGGTGGACAGATAAGAAACATTTCATCGTCCGTCGTAGTAAAGATGGCCAAGTCGTCGATCAAATAACGGAAAATCGGAACAAGAATATCTTCCCATTCCTTTACCCATGTTGGGGAATGTTGGTCAGGAAATTTGGGCACCACTCTATCTGCTTTTTTCAATTGGTCATAAATAAGGTTTGGTCTATGTTTGAGTACGCTATCGATATAATTTTTAAAATGGGTATCCCGAGCCAGTTTAGTAATTAAATCACTGATAATTACTTGATGAGAACCTTTTTTTCCACATTCTTCGCGTAATTTTCGTGAAATGATAAAACTTAGATTCGTAAAAAAAGGCGATGAAATATCTACCGCATTCTCTCCTTGATAAATAAAACTGGAAAGATCATCTATGCGTTTATCAATGCATCCTGATCGATCATTCGCATCTTTTATAAAATGTTTAAATTCAAGGAGTCGTTTTGGTGATAATCGACCCCTGGGATATAGTTTTTGATAGAGATTTCTTCCCATTTCAACTACATTCAAAAGATTATTGGTGTATCCAGTGTGAAGAATAATGTTGAATTTTCTCAAAATAGAAGTATTTAATAATTCTCTCTTTCTGCCATGCACCATTGTCGGATTTTGAATTTCTATTTCTATAGCCCGTTCCAACAAATAAATCATCGTATCCAACTTTTGAGCATGTTCTGTAAGAAGACCCTTTATAGTTCTAAATTTTTCCAACCCGTCTGTGAGCTGTTGTACTAAAAGAAGAGTGGACACCTTGTTCTTGATTCGCGTCTTGCGGGAATCGGAGAGACGGCGATAAACATCTATCTCTTCCAAAAAGTTGGATTCTATTTGATCGGGATATTGTTTTAATACCCTTTCCAAACAATCATCCATACCATTCACACTATACTCGTAATCCACTTGCGCATCCATCCATACTTTTCTGGCATCCTCTGTTTTTCCTTCAATCTCGTTAAATGCCACCTTGTACAACGTTTTTTTTAAAAAATCAGATTGAGGATCCGCTTGTACATCCATCCATAATTTTTTTACATTTTCCTTTCGTTTTTCAAGTTCTATGAATGCCCTATGAGCCGATTGCATTTTTGTTTTTTTTAACGATGGTGAAGTTGCATCGTGCATTTATTTTCCAAAAAAATTAAAAAATTAGAATGTTTCCCGGATTTTTTAATTTCACGGATCGCATGAATTTTTTGCAACTCTGTCTTTTTTTTATCGCCTGTTTCCTTATGAAAGAAACGAATTTATTATGATGATGCGTCGCACAAAAGCGGGATCAGGCGATTCGCGATCAGTTGGACCACGGGCACCGACACGGCATTACCCGCCAGTTTGTACAGATAGCTGTCAGAAATGGCGGGCAAGCGGTACGTGGTCGGAAATCCCTGAAAATGAAAACACTCACGTGGCGTCAATTTGCGAATGCCCTGCGCGTCACGAAGAAGGGGCACATTGTGTCCACCACTACCCATGTTGGCGGTAAGCGTCGGACACTCCTTACTTTTGTTTTCTCGAACATATACCCGACGATATTGATAAAGAGTGTCTGTTTTCGTTACCCCTTCGGAGACCAGAGGCCATGTTTTGCTGGCGTCTGTATAATAATACTTGGACGGAATCGGTTCCTTGCAAAGCATCGCCGATACGGGTTTCTTTTCCACGGATGGATAGTCAAGATTGAAACGATCCGCCACAGCCTTATCTTTCAAGCATACAATATAGATGCGTTCACGGTGTTGAGGAATACCGGTAATATCCGATGTATTGAGCACCTTGAATTGGATATGATAACCACGCTCGGTCAGGTTCTTTTGGATGATCTGAAACGTCTTTCCCTCATCATGACTCACCAGGTTCTTGACATTCTCCAGAATAATGGCACGGGGCTCATGATGATCAATAATCTCCAGGATTTTCCAAAAGACGTTGGAGCGCACATCGTCAAATCCTTCTTGTTTTCCCGCGATCGAAAAGGGCTGACAAGGAAACCCTCCCGTCAAAATATCATGTTCTGGTATATCCTCTACCTTGACGGTATTCAGATCCTTCAACGTCAACGGATGATCAAAATTCTCATCGTAAATCTGTTTAGACGATTCGACCATATCATTGGCAAACACACACGAGACCTTGCCCGTCTGTTCAAACGCATGAGTAAATGCCCCTGTCCCCGCAAAAAGATCGATCATCCGAAGGGAAGCATCCACCTTCTTGACGTTCTCGGAAGAAGGAATAGGAATAATGATTTCCGTCGTCGCCAAGAGTTGGATCAATTCGACGCGTTTCTTTCCACTGTACCCCTTTATTTTCTTCTCTCGACACAATTCCACCAATTCATCCCGCGTTTTTTGAGAATAATCCATTTTGTTTCCTTCTTTTTCTTTCTTTCCCTTCCATTCCATCGATTTCGTCATTTTTTTTTTTGAACCAATCTGTTATTTTGGAATTCAAAATAACACAACACCTCCGCGCTCGCAATTGGGATCGAACCAACGACCTCATGGTTAACAGCCATGCGCTCTGACCAACTGAGCTATGCGAGCAACAAATCCACTTCTTTTCTATAGAAAAGATCTTTTTTTAAATCAAAAAAATTTGTATTTTTTTTTTAGGCGCGTACGAGTCGTCCGTTTTTCATAATGTATTTGATATCAAAATGCGAAAAGATGGTGGAATCATGAGACACGGCCAGGAGTGTCATTTTCTGTTTGAGCATGTCCAGGATGTTCATAATAACGCTCTTGGTGGCGGGATCCATATTGGCGGTCGGTTCATCGAGCATGAGAATCTTGGGGGATCGGAAGAGACAGCGCAATAACAGCACAATCTGTCGTTGTCCTCCTGAAAGCTTGGTGGCATCCGGTGCATGAAGGAAGGAGGTCACGTAAGGATAGACGGCGAGTTTCTTGAGCTGACCCATCAATACATCGCGATTTCCTTCGATGCCATAAAAGATATTCTCCACTACGGATCGTTTAAACATGGTAATATGTTGATGCATCATGGTGATATTTTCACGCAAATATTCGATATCGGTTTCGCGGATGCTCACCCCATCAAAAAAAACATCACCCGAGGTGGCGTAAAAATATCCCGAGATGAGTTTCAAGAGAGTGCTCTTTCCCGTACCGATTTCTCCGGTAATAATAACGCTGGTCCGGAACGGGATTGTAAGACTCACATCTTCAAGAATCGTCTTTTTATTGATGGTAAATTTGACATTACGAACATCAATACGATATTCTTTCATAAAATTCTTTTTATCCCCTTTGTGGATGTGTGATATCGCAATGAGCTCTCCAAAAACATTGTCCTTGAGAAGAGGTCCCACCTCCATGATGGAATCCGTGCATCGTCGGATGAGACTGCTGATACTTCGGACCATGAGCACGACGGCGGTGGTCAGCATGACCAGCTTGGCAGCCGGAACTCGATCCTTCATGGTCAGTGTCGCACAATAAAAGATGATGAAAAACATGTAAAACAACAAAAGAAGAATAAATACCATCTTGACCCCATTCAGATGCCTCATCTCGCGTCGAAAGCTATTCTGAAACGCTATTTCTTTCGTCATCATCCTCTTCTTTTCAAAATCAACGGTATTATTAAGAATAATGTTCTCATTGTTTTTCAGCACGTCCTCAAACTCATTCATCAGAGACGCTTCGATTCGGAAGCGATGATAACTCATGTTGCTCAGGTTCCAATAGATGTATACATAACAGACACAAAAGACCGTAAAAAAGACCGTCGAGACAATCCCGATTTGCCAATGCACATAATACATGTACAGGCTAAAAAAGAGGATGCTAAAAATAAGAGGTACGATAAACGTCACGGCATTATTGTAGTTCTGAAAGATATAGCTGGGAATCTTGATGAGCTTGGTAATCATCTCTCCGTTATGCATCGCATTGACACCTACCTTCTTATTGGTCGTAAGCGCAAAGATGGATTGACGGATAGAAGAGGTCATGGAGGGAACAATCTTGGAATCCAGATGCTCGGAATAAGCATAGAGAAGAGCGATAATTACCAGCATGACAAAAAAACAAGCGGTGTAATAGAGAAAAGGCTTAAGATCCTTTTTCTTGATCTGGAGAAAGATCATCCCCGAGAGCCAGGAAAGAAGAATGACTTCCATGGGAAAGATGGAGGTGGTGAGGATGCTATTCCAGGTAATAAGCGCGCGATTCTCATCACAATATTGATTAAAAAATTTCTGATACATTTTTATCGAACCTTTTTTTTTTCTCTACAGAGGGAAAAAAAAATTCTTGGTTGTCGATTGTCGATTGTCGATTATGCATGATGGATTTTCTTTTTTTTTTATTGGACAAGACGCTGGATCTTACCATTGAAAAAAAAAAGTGAAGAGCGCGAGCCAGACTTTTATTGAGAGTGGTCTGTTGTACGTTCTTTTCGCGAAAAACCAATCCTAATCTTCTTTCACAATGTTTCTTTTTTTTATGTACAGATGTCTTTTCTCCACTTGGAGAACGGTCGGGAGGAAGAGAGTATCCGTCTGATGGGAAACGGGGTGGCATTGGTCAAGGCCGATTGCCGGACCCAATCCCGTCTCAGCATCACCCAAAAGGAGAAGAGGTTGTACACGACGACACTTCCATTGGATCGTCAGCTATGGCGCGTCAGGAACAATTCGACGCTTTGTTTGTTTTCTGCCAAAAGATCAAACCGACCGGATCTCGTCAATAAGGGATTCCACTATCACGGCACCATCAACCTCATTGAGAACATCCACACAACCTCTTCAGTCAACGAATCGTCCGAGTACGTTCACATCTACAGCAAGGATATTGCCTCGGAGTTTGCCAAGAATCTTTTCCGCCAATGGAGAGCTCATCTCGATCACGTCGAGCATGCCCCTAATCGTCTCCGACACGATAATCCCTTTCTCCAAAATCTCGAGAACGATCCAACGTTCTCGATCCCGACCATGACGGACCACCAGGCAATGATTATTGACGGTTTTCGCCAAAGGGCCATCGACAATCCATTCTACATCAATGTCGGTTGTTCTCGCCAATTTGGGCTTTTTGCGGGGCCTCCTTCCAACTGTATGCCCAGGAAGATCAACGGAAAGCTCGGCTCCATGTCGTGCCCGGTCGTCGTTTTTGGAAACAAGACCTACAAACTTAGCGTGGCAGGATGTTTTTTGTTGAGAGGCATTGATCTTCCGGCCCAGTGCATGACTCGCGGAAAAGCAACCATCATGAGGAATGTCGCTCGCCACACGGTCCACCCAGAGTTTATCGAGATGGTCCGCGTTCTTTGTCATGCAGTGTAGAATCTTATAGCAAAAAAGGAAGAAGATTGATGAATAACGCGCGAAGGACATTGACGGACATGGAGTTTCCGGCTTGTTTCTTGGTGACTCGATCGTTTTCATGAGTTTTGAAGGATTCTGGAAAGTCTTGAAGGCGGAGATATTCGCGTCCCGTGAGGAATCGTTTGAATTGGGTCGAATAGAAACGATGGGCATTGGCCATTAGGCATGGAGAGAGTTCTTTCATGGCGCTACCGAATCCGTCAATGGAGGCGCTAACATTGATAATGTAATTTGCGGTACCGTCATTGCTATTTTGGCGTTGGAGACGATTTTGGATCACAGCGATCATGTTGGGGGTTAGTTTCGATGTATCTTGTGGCAATGGTCCTGATTTGCGCATAATGTCAGACACACTCTTTCGGAGAACGATCGGACGAGGAAATTGGAAACTGCGTTCCGGATCCAATGTTTTCAAAATACCCACGATATAGACTCTGGGACGATTCTGAGGCACCCCGTAATCTTTTGTATTTAGGAGCTGGTAATAGATGTTGTATTTACAAAGTTTTTCAAGAAAGTAGAGAATCGTGCCAAACGTCTTTCCCCCATTATGAGAAAGCAAGCCTCGGACGTTTTCAAACAAAAAGATTTTGGGTCTTGTTGCTTGGATCGTTTGCAAACATTCAAAAAATATGGTACCACGAGGATCCTGGAATCCCTTGGCATCGTTCCGAAGTCCGCTAAAGGCCTGGCACGGGAATCCCGCAACGTACAGATCCAAAAATGGAAGTGATCGATGATCTCGTTCGAGCATGTCTTCCCAAATCTTTTTGGGATTGTAATTTTTCTTGATGACGGCACGACAATCCTTGTCGATCTCGCTACTAAAAAGATGAAGATGAGGCACATGCAGCGTCTTTAATGCCATGATGGGAGCCTCGATCCCAGAACAATCAGTACCAACCCGAATCATTTAAAATTTTAAGATATCGAAAGATATTTTAAAATTTCAAGATATATTTTAACAATTGCAAAATATCGCAAGTTATTGCTACTACGTTGATAAGACGTGTCCGCTGAGACGCTTATCTTACACCACCGAGGCATCCACACTCAATGCGCTATACACCCCATTCACCAGATCATTGGCATTCGAGATAGGATAACCCCCCACCAGCAATCCACAGCGGTACAGAAGAAGAAGCCGATCCTTGCACACCGCATCCTTTTCCTCTTCAGGCGTCGTCGAAAACTTGTCCAGGAGACTCTTGATGACCGCGTGTTCCGTATTCAGCTCCACGATCCGCTTGCCCTTCATATACGACATGGATTTGCCGTCGCTAAGAGGCTGGGACTGCATGATCTTTTCCATCTGTCCCGTCCATCCCCATTTCGAGGAAAGAACCGCCACCGGTGGATCACTCTCCAGCACCAGCTTGTTGGATCGCTTGACCGAATCCACATCCGAATCCACACCATCCAGTGTCTTCTTCGCCCATCCCAGGAAAGACTCCAGGGTCTTCTTCTCCTCCTCGGTCTCGGTCTCCTCAGTAGGTGCCCAAGGAGTCACGTGATCCTTGGTAATGTTCACCAGATCATATTCCTTGAACTTGGACAGACGCTGGAGCATAAACTCATCGATCGGCTCATCGAAATACAGGACACAATATCCTTTCTCGGTATACAACCGGGCAATCGCATTCTCCTGGGGAGGCACCGTGCCCGTGATGTAATAGACCGCCTTCTGTTCCTCCGATACACGATGCTCCGCCACATAGCCATCCAGGGTCATGACCCCTTCCGTCTTGTTGTTCTTGAGGCGCAGGAAAGAGAGCAAGGAATCGTCGCCCTCATGGATACCCAGCTTGATATGCCGATGGAAATTCTCGTAGAACTTGGCATAGATATCCTCGTCCGCCGCCACCTCCGTCAGCATCTTCATCACCTGCTTCTTGAGCTGGGTCTTGAGCGCACGCACAATCTTGTTCTGTTGCAACATCTCACGCGAGACATTAAGAGGCAGATCTGCGCTATCAATCACCCCGCTCACAAAATTCATCCAATCCGGAAGCATTTCCTTGTCCAGCTCATTCAGCACCAGCACCTTCTTGACATACAGACGGATATTCCGCTTCTCACGATTCCTGTCCCCCAGCATGTCAAACGGCATCTTGGAAGGGATATACAGGATGCCTCTAAACTCGTAATTGCCCTCCGTCTGGAAATGGTTCCAATAGAGCGGCTCGGTGTAATCATTGCTAATCGTCTTGTACAGCGCGTGATAGGGCTCTTTGCCTTCGATCTCCGAGGCGTTCTTGTACCACAGCGGAGGACCGCCATTCAACTTCTCCCACTCCTGGGTCGTGGTGGTGATGGTCTTGGGTGTCGTCTCGGTCTTGGACTCGGCCTTGGATGTATCCTCCTCCACCTCGACCTCTTCGACCACCGGCTTGTCGTCCGAGCCTTCCTCCAGCTCCTCCTCTTCTTCCTCCAACACTTCCTCTTCCTCGCCCTTGGCTTCGTCCGAAGCGACAGGTGTGGTGACCGTTTTCTTGCAATAAAGGGATAAGGGATGCTGAATAAAGGAACTGTGACGGGTAATGATACGACGCAACGAGGCCTCCTCCAGGTATTCTTTGGCATCCTCCTTGAGAAGAAGAATAATGCGAGTCCCATTGGAAGGAAACTCGGTCTCCTCCCCCTCCGTAAGCGTCTCCAGCGTGTAGAACTCATTGGCATCCGAAGACCATTTCATAAGGGCTCCACCCTGCTTCCTTGTAATCACATCCACACGATCGGCGACCAGAAAGGCCGAATAAAACCCCACACCAAACTGTCCAATCATATCCGATTTCTCCTGAAGATTACGAACAAACTCCTTGGTTCCAGAGGTGGCGATCGTCGACAGATTGCGCACCAGATCGTCTTCATCCATTCCAATACCATCATCCTCGATTACAATACATCCCTCCTTGGATAGAGGATCGATACGAATCTCATAACTCTTATCCACCACACCATTCTGAAGATCGGTATGTCTCTGCTTGTCAATGGCATCGCTGGCATTACTGATGAGCTCGCGGAGAAAGACATCGCGGTTGCTGTAGAAAGAATGAATAATCATATTCATCAGCTCGCTGATATTGGCCTCAAAGGTCTTCTTGACGGTGGTGTTGTTACTGTCGTTCTCACTCATTGATATGTTTTTGGTTTAATGGGACAGAAAGTCAAAAAAAAATAAGGAATCAGTTTTTTTTTTGGAAAGAAACAAATGAGAAGAGGTCATTGGATTCTTCCTCTTCTTTTTGTCGTGTCGCATGCGTTTCGTTTGCCAATGAAAATGATGATGCCTTTTGCGGATGTGGGTTCCATCTTCCGCGGTTTCGAGAAAAAATCCTTAAACATGTTGACCGACGGACGTTTACAGGAAAGAGATTTAGGAACGCTACTGAATAAAATCCGTAAGAATGAAGTTATTGAAATCGTGTTTGCCGATGATCTACAAAAAGTGGTATCTATGGACACGGATCTTGATGTGTACCAAACCACCATCTCTCCCATCATCTCTACAGAAATCGTGCGAGAAGGAAAAGAGCATAATACGCACATGTTCTTCCAACCGATCAACAAGAATTGGTCGTATCTCGGACAAGCATTGCTTTTTTCTCCTTTTCTTTTTATCGGATTCCAGATAATACAACGTCTTTTTTCCATGAATCGAATGGTGCCAATGGGAGGAAATGGTGGTAAGAGCCTGCCTCAAGGTTATACGGTTTCCTCTGCCGATGGCGAGTCTCCCATTCTGTTGGAAGACTGGGCCGGATCGCCGGAAGTCTTTGAAGAATGCGCCGAAATCGTATCGTATCTTAAGAATAGCACGCTCTACAAGAATGCCGGTGCCAGGATTCCCAGAGGTATTTTGTTAGAAGGTCCTCCGGGAACGGGAAAAACATTGCTGGCCCGTGCCATCGCCAACGAGGCCCAGGCTAATTTTTTTGCGGTCACGGGGTCCGAGTTTGTGGAGCTTTTTGTGGGCATGGGTGCGCTCCGGGTGCGCAAGCTGTTTGCCGATGCGCGTAACCACAAACCCTCCATCATCTTTATCGATGAGATTGATGCGTTGGGTAAACAGCGGAACAGCGCCTCGGGGTTTGGAGGGAACGATGAGCGGGAACAAACATTGAATCAGTTATTGGCAGAGATGGACGGATTTCGTGGCGCCGAGGAGGTGCTTGTCCTGGGGGCCACCAATCGCCGGGATATTCTGGACTCGGCCCTTCTTCGTCCGGGACGCTTTGATCGAGTCGTCAACGTACCTCTTCCCGACGCGCCCTCGCGTCGAGCCATCTTGGAGGTTCATTGCAAGCGATTGCTCTTGGAGGAAACGATTTCCTGGGATGCTGTGGTATCGCTGACCGCTGGATTCTCGGGGGCGCAGTTGAAAAATCTATTGAATGAAGCCGCGATCCTATGCGCGCGTGAGGCTGGAGTCATCATCACACAAACACATCTGATGTCTGCGCTGGAGAAATTGGTGATTGGCATTGTCAAGAAAACAGAGACACGGGATCAGGAAACGTTGGAACGGGTCGCGATCCATGAAATTGGTCATACTTTGGCGGTGCTTGCCTTTCCCGAAATGGTCGATCTGGACAAAGTAAGCATCCAGAGCACGTATGGCGGGACAGGTGGTTACACGCTTTTTCGTGAAAAAGAAAGGCTGCGAGAAGGAGGCCTGTATACCAAATCCATGCTTCTATCCAAGCTCGTGATTATGTTGGGAGGGAAAGCCGCAGAGCATGTGTTTTATGGACAGGAACATGTGTCGCTGGGAAGCTACCAGGATCTGAAACAGGCCAACGATTTGGCACGCAAGATGATTATGGACTACGGTATGGGAAATGCTTTGACGGTGTATGCTCGAACGAATAAGGAGGATAGTGTATCCGAATACATGACTTCCCAAGTCGATGAGGAGGCATTGATTCTTTTGAATCAGGCGTATTACAATGCCACGACCTTGCTCACGAATGATTTTTGCAAGATGATTTCTCTCAAAGACCGTCTCTTGGAAAAGCGGGTGTTGCTTCCCGAGGAGGTGATTGCGTCCCTTTAATCTTGTCGTTTTGGTTTTGGTTTTCGTTTTCGTCGTGTAAATTCGGACGTGGATTTCCAAGACTTGACCAACTGGAGTGCATTCTCAAACTCCTGTCGGTCCTCCTCCTCCCTTTCCATCGTTTCAAAAAGATAATTCAAGTCAACAAGACAATTAGGTAATGTTCCAGTACAAAAATTGAAAATGATAATGGGGTCGGATTCTTTTGATTGTAGCAAAATGTCCAGAATGATTTTCAAAACTTGAATTTTGGAATCAGGTTCTGACGCATCGATAGAAAAAGATTGATTTGTTTTGTTATCTCTGAATGTATAATATTGATCAAATGTACCGGCTCTTCTCTCGAACTGTTCTTTTGTGATGGTGAAACGGTTCTCGAAACCCATTTCTGGTCCAATTCCCACCTCATCTATATCTATATCTTGTCTTTGTATCTGTATATACAAGAGAGCCATCAAACGATACACATTGTTGATATAATGTGGACGAAGTTGGCGATAGCGTTTATACAATCGAAGTAAAGCGGGAGTCATTCTATGTTTTACATGAGTATCAATGATGGGAAATAAAAAATCCAAAGGAAACGCCGTTTTAAGATCCTTGATTTGTGAAGTCCGTAGAAAACTTAATATAGAGTCAATCACCTCGTTGGGAATGTCTGAAAATTTAGTGAGGAGATGACGAAGAATAACTTTTAGCACACAGTGTACAATATCGTGTCTACCGGGATAATAAAAGAGGATAATCGATTGCACTACCGAAATATAATTCGTTCCTTCTCGTTGTTCAAGACCGGGGATATGTTCCAAACCTGCCTGTCGACAATATTCAAGAAGAAGCTTGTTATTTTTCCATCTATAATTGTCCAGTGTAGACGTGAGAAAGAAGGGTAACTCGTCACGATGCATTTTATTGGTTCGGTAAAAAAAAAAATAAAAATGAAGATTCTCTTTTTTATAGCTTTACGGATACTATTATAGAAGAAAAAAATGAGAACCGAAATTTTGAATGAAGAGGACCCTCTCGCGGTCGAGGAAGAAGAAGAAGACCCTGAAATGAACGAAGAAGAAGAAGAAGATACAATTGAGGCAGAGGACTTTTTTTTGGATGACGATGAGAATAAGAAAGAAGATCGTGTGGTCATCCGGGGTTATTATACCAACGGCGTGTTTTGGGGAGAATTCAGGAATGCATGGAATCAGAGAATGCCATACCCCATGGAACGTAAAACCGTATTTTGTGGACACTCGAAAAATCATCCCTGGATAAAAATCGAGATCCCATTCCGGCTCTCCCAAAGAGGGATGGCCACAGTATCCATGCAATATGTACGGCATTATGGGAAAGAGATGACGCATGTTATCGAGGACTATGAAGAAAATCCAGACATAGAATCCTTTATCGGTAAAGAAAAGAGCGAGTTCTCATGCCCTTTTTTCAGCGTAAGTGATGAACGTTGGTCTCGATATTTCCAACAGCCTTTTACTATTTCGTCGTATCTCTTTCGTACATTTCCAAATGTTGATTAAGAAACGCGATTCAAGAATGAACACACGTGAAGGACCTTGTCCGCCGGTTCATCGAGGGCAGTGGCGTTATCGGCTTCTGGTAATTCGCCAAACTTTTTTTTTTTTTCTTTCTAAAAAAAGAACAACTTGTAAACAAAATATGGATTCCGATTCCTTGAAAGAAGAGATTTACGATCATATACAAACGGATCGTCGAGTCGATTTTGAAAGATTTCTGCAGGAAAAACATTTTAATAAAGAGCTGGTCCGATGCCTTCTTGATATTCGATCTCGATTCCATGATATATCTTTTCCTGGTTTCTATAGTCATATGGCACCATTTCTATCTGATCGGGACCTTATTCGATTAAGGAATTCAGGAAATAAAACGGTGAAGAAACAAACACAAAAACAAGTCATGAGACGAAGATATACACCGCTAAAGGATCGATTGGATGTGAAATCCTTAACGGCCTTGATAAATTTACTTCCTTCCTTGGACGCTTCGATTTTGCAAGAAGTAGGGTATCCAAATCTTAGAAATCTCTGCTGGATGCGTGAAAAACCTGGAAAAAAATGGACAATGGAGTCGTTAGTGCTTCGCCGACAAATCATAAGACTCCTTCTAAACAAAGGACTTGATTTGAAAAAAGAAGATAAGGGTGAATTTTTCTTATTATGGTTGATCATAGAGGTCTTTAATACCGATTTCTATATATATCTCGATACAATTCAGGGTGAAAAAGTAGACATGACTTTTTTTCGTTTGAATTGGATCAAAGAATTAATTGAAGAGGGAGCGCCTGTGACTGGATATCCCAAAAATCTTTCTAATTGTATTATAGGTTCGATAGCAGATAATTATTCGGAATCGGAAGCTTATCAAATATTTATTCCTGATTTTATAGAAATCATTAAAATGCTAATAAAAAGGGGAGATGATATATCTGAAATAAACATTGCGATTCTTATGACTAATCCTCTTTTCCGAAAATATCGAGATGAAATATTAGCTTTGTTACAAGAATAAAGAAAAAAAAGAGAGTCGTCGTCGTAAAAAAAAATTTGGGATGCCTAACACCCATCCTTGATGGAAAGGAAATTCGAAATTTTTTTTTTTAAAAGGAATGAATAAAAATGCGTGACGTGAAAAATGTCATTCATAATAAAGCACAAACATGGAGACTTTCTGAGATCTGGATGCCTCATGCCATGGTCTTTATGCATTGTATCATCAATACTTATCCCGACTCCTCTCCTTCTCCCTTGCAACAGTATCATTACCGACGATTTTTTATTCTATTGGAAAACGTTCTTCCCTGTGTACGTTGTCGGCGGTATTATCATGACTTTATGGAAACAAGACCTCTGACCTCGAATGTGCTACAGAGCCGAGAGGGGATGCGTCAATGGATTCATCGTCTCTATATTTTTCTGGTCCAGAAAGGCATCTTAGAGCCCGGTGCCGTAGGACGCTCATGTGAGGAGGTGGATGAAAAAATCCTTGAACGGTGTCAGCAAGAAAAAAAGATTTTTGGCGCAATTGATGAGCGGGTGTGGCGTTATACCCGCGTCTGGGGACCGCATGCCTGGGTATTTCTGCACAGTGTCGCCAATACGTTCCCACTTCGTCCCACCCACGCTCAAAAGGAACAGTATCGTCAATTCTTTGATACCTTGGTCTATGTGCTTCCCTGTAAAATCTGTCGTGAGCATTACGCCCAATGGCTTCGGAGAGAGCCAATTGCATTAGCGGTCAATTCTCGTTCACGCCTTCAAGCATGGATTAGCGAGTTGCATAATCATGTCAATTCACGTCTCGAGAAGGAAACCATCCATAATCGAGACAAGGCACAGCAACAACTCTTGCGTTTTGCGCTTCATCTTACGCCTCTTCATCCAATTTGAGAAATTTTTTTTGCCACCAATTGATAGAGAATACCATGCCATCGTCAATAAAAACTTTAAGAAAAACCGCTATAGGAGCAGTTTTGGATTCGACACCACTGCCCCCAGCTCCTCTTTCCTACCCTTCCCTTCCTACGGATTCTTCTTCTATCAAAAACATTCTTCTCATTATGAGCGCTCTTGGCTCCTCCTCCACATTCTATGATGATTGTAATGCCTCGACGTTTCCAATCTTGTACAGCCCCCAGTCATCTCGAGACGATCTTAAAAAATTGCTTATGGAAAATTGGACCTCGATCGATCGTATCGGTCTCGTTTTTCATGATCCATCCATCACCGGAACAACGATGTTCTTGAATGATCAGCCGTTGTTTACTCCGGACAAGGATGATTCCGAGAACCTGGTCTTTCTCATCGATCTTATCAAGACGTTGTCAGTCAAGCACGTGGATTTCTTGGCTTGCAATACACTGAAATATCCTAATTGGAAATCGTTTTACGATACGCTGGCCAAAAAATCCGGAGCGATCATTGGCGCTTCCGATAACGAAACAGGAAATCAGAAATATGGGGGAGATTGGATCATGGAGAACACGAGAGAGGATATTGTGAACCTCTATTTCAAAGGGGCCATCATCATGGATTTCAAGGGCACCTTGGCTTCTACTATTAGCTCTTCGACGTCATTGGATCCTTCCTTCCTCCAAACAAGCTCCAATTGGCCCATCACGGTAACCGGAGGAACATCGACTACACCAACGGTAATCACGATCACCGGAAATGCCACGATACCTATTAATAGTTATTTTGATATCCAGAGTCCGTACGTCGTAATCGATGGAGGGGGATATACACTGACAGTGAATATAACTTTATTCAATGGATTGATACAGAATGGAACCTCTGTAACAACTGGGTATAGCAATGTAACGATCCAGAATATCAAGGTCAATGGATCGGGTGGTACTTTGAATGAAAATCAAGGATGGATATGTGCCACTTATTTTGGTTATGGGGGAATTGATAATGTTGTGACGAATTGTTCTTCATCAGGAAATATTGGATCAAGATCAGGAGGCATCTTTGGTTCCCATGTAGGATACGATGGAGGATCAATTACAGCAATCAATTGCTCTTCTTCGGGGAATATTGATTATCGAGCAGGCGGTATTTTTGGATATATAGCAGGACATAAAGGAGGAACAGCGACTGCAACCAATTGCTATTCCACGGGACAGATCAGCAGTGATTTAGCAGGCGGAATCTTTGGTTCCACAGCCGGAGGAATAGGAGGAACAGTAATTGCATCCAATTGCTATTCTACTGGATCGATTATCAATTATGGAGGTGGCATCTTTGGTTTTGCTGCAGGATATTTGGGAGGAACAGCGACTGCAACCAATTGCTATTCTTTGGGAAATATCAGCGGTGATCTTGCAGGCGGAATCTTTGCAGGTAATGCCGGAGAGGAAGGAACAGCGACCGCCTCTAATTGCTTTTCGACGGGGCCAATTAGCGGTGGAGGTGCAGGCGGTATTACAGGGGATTGGTTTGGTGTGAATACAAATAATACATGCTCCCTGATTAATTGTTATAGTCTCGGAAATATAACCGGTGATAATGCGGGTGGTATTTGTGGTGCAGAGGTCGGATATAATGATTCTTTTAATTCTCCTACTTTCTATACCCCTAAAGTAGTGATCCAAAATTGCTATACTTGGGGATCGATTGGATCGACGGCCGGTGGTTTCTGTGGAGGAGCCGGAGGGAATACGTACACCAATACTCCCATTGTCTCCATCCTCAATAGCTACATTCTGCAATCAGGAAGCTTCATCGCATCGAGTCTTCAAATCATCAATAGTATCACTCTGCAGAACACGTATGCCGCCAATGGCTCATGGAATGATGCCTCCGCAATAGCACCCGGTGCTCTTGATGTCAGCAATGGTGTATGGACAGATATCAACCTCTACAACACTTCTACCCCTTTCCTGCTCTCATCCTACAATAGTGCAATCTATAATCCATCGACAGCGTCTACCTGTGCCTCATGTTACAACTCTCCGCCAGGCCTGTACAAAAATTATTGTTACAAGTTGATCAATGTATCTATTTGTGATCCTAATGTATTTCTAAGCCTAATCAATACAAAGTATACCATTGATGCCTCGACAGGGGTGATCACGTTTCAAAATCTACAATCGTATCAATACACGGCGCTGGTGCTGGCGTATCAATTGGATTCGAACAAAAACATCTATGGGTATGAAATCAATACCTTTGTGCTGGACAGCAAATATTATTATCCATGTACGCGATAAGCAAATCAACGCTCTCCCTTAGTGATTGAAAAGGGCCCATTTTGTTCGAGGTGGCATCCCTGAGCAACAACTCTTACGCCTCTGCCCACTGTCCATCGATGATCTCTTCGATACGTTTTTTGGAATTCGCAGTCAGTCTTCCTGGATAATGATGTAGCCAATCCTCAACACAACCTTTCTTGATTTCATCACGTCGTTTCGTCGTTAAAGGCACCAGAAAAGGCTTGATCGATTCCCATTCCCAATCCCTTATATGAATTTCGTCGAGAAGACCATTTAATCTATCGTAAAATTCAATAAGATTCGTATATCCTTGTTTCTTGGGTTCCTTTTTGCTTATCCAATACTGAGCGACGACTGGAAGAGGATAACCACCCTCTCCCAAATCTATTTTTTTATCGGTTTCCGCATGAATATCGATCATTCCTCTGCAATTTTTGGGTTGAATATAACATGAATGTTTTCCATGTTTTGAAGGAATATAGATTTTCTGCACCTCTGGATTATGAAATAACGCCAAGGCTGGAGCATACACTGGTCGGTTAGATATCTCAACTACTTCATCAAATATATCTTGGATACAATGAATTTGTTGGATATTCAGTTCCCATTTACGTAATATGGTTTCTAATTTTGTAAACGTCATAGGAATCTCGTTCAAGATTTTGTATATTTTTTCGGCGAGAGGTGGTTGTCCACTCATTGGTCTCTTTTTTTTTGTAAACTGGTCAAAAAAAAAAAACAGAGAGAAATATCAAAGATTCATTTCGGATTCAAGGGTTGCCAGTTCTTCTGGAGAATTAACGCCTCGTAGATACACGGCTTCTTTTTCGTCCAGAATGATGACACGGGTCCTGTCTAAAAAATCAAAGACCTGAGTCAGATAGTATTCTCCAGACGCATTGTTATTGGTCAGTTGCGAGAGAGCCTCGGTCAAATTTTTAGCAGAAAAGGTATAGAGACCCATATTGCACAAAGAATTGGTAGGATCTTTGCAATCTTTGTCCTCCTCGATGTGGTCCAGAAGATATTCTTGTCGGAGCAAGATCCTCCCGTATCCTTTGGGGTCAGTGAGCGACGATGCCAACAGCATGGCATCGTCGTTTTCCTCCCATGAATCCATTATTTTTTGGAGCAAAAAAGTCTGAAGATAGGGCATATCGGCATTCAGTACAATGAGTCGTTCTTTTTTTTCGAAAGAGGATTTTTTGGATTCTACGAGGCATTGGAGTGCATGACCCGTACCAAGGGGCGTTGATTGATGAATGAATTCGATGGGGAGCGTTGGAAAAAGATCGGTATTGAGATAGCGACAGAGTGGTTCTACCTCTGGATTGACAATAATATAAATCTTGGAGGCACCGAGAGGGGCAATGGCGTCCAGAACACGAGCCAACATTTCTTTTCCATGAACTTTGTGTAGAAATTTGGGGAGCGTGCTACGCATTCGCGTACCTTTTCCGCCGGCCATGATGGCTACAGAAAAGGCCATGGTAGTGGTAGTGGTCATTTAATTTTTTTTTTATTTCAGCAATGAATAAAAAAAATGTTGCCACCGAAAGACTTTCAGCGTCCTTTTATGGAAATCAGAAAGTCAACGATTCGCAACGCCGGTAAAGGCGTGTTTGCCACCGATTACCTTCCAGCGGGTACGGTCATGGATGAATACAAGGGAAAAAAAGTATCATTGGAGGAAGTGGATAAATATCATGCCGACAATGATTATTTGTTTGCCATCAATAATAACAAGGGAGAAATTATTCATGCGGTAGATGCGGAGGATGTTCAGAAAAGCAATTGGACGCGTTTTGTCAATGGAGCCAGAACGCCGTCACAACGCCAGAAAATCAATGTACGATTCCAACAGTATGGGAAAAAGATGTATCTGGAAACGTTACGAGACTTGTCACCGGGAGAAGAAATGATTTGTGATTATGGACCCATGTATTGGTAGAACCTGTCGTTCATTTAACTGTACGTCGAATTGACCAGATTGGTCTTGCAAAACTGAGGATACGCATTGCTGATATTGAAATAATTGGAATCGGAGAGGGGTGTGTTGGGCGCCGCTGAATTCACATTGAAACCGGGAATGTTGTAGGCCACGCCACCAAAGGCAGGGGAAATGACAATGGGTCTCACGAGGCATTGTCCGGGAGTATTTTGGTAGGGGCAATTGATGTTGGTATAATAATTACCAAGCGTGTGATAAGAAGGGGTGCTGTTCACGAGGGAATAGTTATTCATGTCCGCGTAAACGGAACTGTTTTCCGTCGATGTGTCGTAACTCATGCTGTGGGGGTTGTTATTTTTTAAACAATCCGGAGAATAATTTTTTTTATTAAAAATTATTTTTCATTTCGATGACCGCCACGGGTGTTGCGCTGAAAAATACAATCCAATTCTGATTTAAAAAAAACATATTCAAAATAAAAGTTTATGGAAGCCTTACAAAATATTGTTGAATTGGCGTTTGAAAATGCCGAGAAGGGTATTTCGAAAATTACAGACGATATTCTAAAAATGGATGGTATGTCTGGGAAGAAAACACGACATTTTTACAATAATTTATTGAATACCACGGACGCAAGATATTTGGAAATTGGATGTTGGAAAGGAAGCTCGGTTTGTTCTGCAATGTGTGGAAATAAAGCAACCGTTGTTTGTATTGACAATTGGAGTCAATTTGGAGGACCAAAGGAAGAATTTTTGATTAATTTTTTAAAATACAAAGGAGAAAATAATGCCAGTTTTATAGAACAAGATTGCTTCCAAGTAGATATTAAAACTTTACCAAAATTCAATATATTCATGTACGATGGTGATCATGCTTCGGATAGTCATAATAGAGCACTTTTACATTATTATGAGTGTTTAGATGATATTTTTATTTATGTAGTGGACGACTGGATTCATCCAGATATTAGAGAAGGAACCTACCTATCGATTATACATTTGAATTTGACTGTTCTTTATTCTAAGGAAATAAGATGTGAGTGCGCAGAAACATGGTGGAATGGTATTTTTGTTGCTATTCTGAAGAAACGATCTTCTTAACGGATCGTCTGAATATAATCAAAGGAGTAAAGTCGAAGACGTCCGTGAGAGGAGAGTAAAACTATTTAGACGATCTCTGGAAATCCAACAAAAAATCCAATCCAAGCAAAAAGAGGGAAGACCACGACAATGATTTGATTTAAAGGTATCCATCCTGGGCTACAAAAAAACCGGTGGGAACGTGATGAATAATATCGATATTCTATGGATTCATAATTTTTTATCTATCAAGTATAATAAGGGGGAAACACCGGAGCGGGATGAGGATGCCAACCGGGAATATGCAAATTGGAAAGATCTTTATGCGACTGTCAAAGACCAGCAGAATACTTCGACGGAGGTGTTGGAAGATATTGAGGGTAAAGTACGTGACATGGAAAAGGTGAGGGATGTAGAACAATTTAGTTTTTACTTGTTACAGGCGATTCCATTGCTCGATGAATACAAGAATCTTCAAAAAAAGCAGCAAAAGATTTATTTCATGTCTCCCAAGAGTCCGAGAGAAGATGATCCAGAGGGGGGTGGACAATCTTCGAATCGCGACAAGATGGCGGTATTGTTAAAAACCTATTTCAATCTTGTACAGACTTATTTTCCAGAAGAATACAAGCAAAATGATTGGGATAAAATGCGTGTGATTATTGATTTACCACAGACAGAACCCAAAAGCGCTCGAGTAAAATGCCAGGTCTGTAACAGTGATTTCAGTCATTTTATTATTCATGATAATCATTTTGTCTGTGAAACTTGTGGTTGCGTGTCGACAACAACCCATAGTAGCGTGTCTTATAAAGATATTGACCGTGTCAATATCAGTAGCAAATACACCTACGATCGTCGCACCCATTTCCGCGATACGATTAATCAATTTCAGGGAAAACAAAACGCCAGCATTTCCAAAATCGTCTATGAGCAACTCATCCAGCAATTTGTTTCCCATGGTATCGTTCCTGAGGATTATTCCTCACTGACCAGAGACGAGGCCTTTGACAAGGTCACAAAAGAACACATCTTGCTCTTTCTTCGGGAGATTAAACAGAGCAAGCATTATGAGGACGTGGTACTTATCCATCATCAAATGACCGGAAAACCAGCGCCCGATATCAGTTATCTGGAGAATGTGTTGCTAAGTGATTTTGACATTTTGGTAGAAACCTATGACAAGAAATTCAAAAACTCGGAGCGTAAAAATTTCATCAACACCCAGTATGTACTCTTTCAACTCTTACGCAGGCATCGTTATCCCTGTAAGAAGGAAGATTTCAACATGCTCAAGACCGTGGATCGTAAATATTTTCACGATACTATCTGCAGTGAATTGTTTGCCGAGATTGGATGGAGTTTTACCGCGCTGTTTTAAGATTATTCCTCCTCCATGATCCTAAAAAAAAATAATATTTTTCTTTAGGAGGTAAAGAAGAAAAATGAGTCCACCTTTACCTTATCGCGCCTTGAAACAAAAATTACAACGAGTCAAATCCATGATTTCTTTACAACAAATGTCGGGTTGGCAACGATATAATAATCAGTTGTTGCTTTATTCTCATGACTATAAACCATTTCAAACCAAGATTGATGCCTTAGTGCAGTATTATGAATTACGAAAACAATTATTGGATATTCCTACTCCTCTGCTTCCCCAAAAAAAACACATTTTGGATATCATCAAAGCCCGTGGTCTACATTTCGAAGCCATTCAAGAAGCCAATGATTACATGATGGATATTCTCGCAAGCACTCGTCTCTTGGAAAGTCGTTATCCTGATGTCTCGTTACCGTATTTATATAAAATGAATATCTTATTGGACGATTATCTACTTCATCGATTGTCCGCGACTAAATTAAAAGAAAAGATGCAAGAGCAAAAGATGAAACCGCTTTTCAAAAAACTGGATCACATTCGGGACAATATTGACAAACGGGAAGCCCTAATTGAAACGACCAGGCAATCGGATTCCATCTTTGCGCGTGATATTCCCACCCTTTTGGATGTCTTTTCTCCCTATTTTGATGATCGATACAAGCATATGATGCGTCTCTTCCAGTCTGATCAAGAAGAACAAGACGTGTAAACCATTATTTTTTTTTTCCTTTTGAAAAGAAAAACACAAAAATGAGCACTTCATACATCGCTCGTGTCACCGTCATCAATTCTTCTCCCACGCTTCTTTATCGCATCTTTCTTCTCACCGGTACTGATGACCGGTATTATTACAACCTGGCAGGGAACAGCCAGCAATCCTTTTCGTATCAGTATGAGACGACCAACACGAGCAGTGGCACGGGATTCTCTGCCGTCTGTTGTGCTGCAAACGGTTCTACGGAATGCACCGACGCCTATCAGTTTCCCCCCTATTCTTCCATCCTACCGATTGTCCAATTTGCCCTCAGCACCAACAATAATGCCAGTAGTAGTGGTGCGCAGACCGAGGTCTATTATGTCACGAGCTCCGAGGTCAATGGGGTCGTCAATATCCAAGTGAGTTTGGATAACACGGGTGCACCTACCGTTACCATCACACCGGCATAAAAGCAATTGTGTTCGTCAAACGCGAAAAAAAAGGCTTCAGATTGCCTCCTGAACGACACGCATGGTCGTGGGAAATTCTTCCTCGAGGATCGAAGAGAAAACGCGGGCATATTCACGGATCTCTTCTTGGGCGTGGGATTCATCTCGCAATCGTACAAAATGCAAAAGCGCCTGGAGGCTCACCGTCCAGATGCATTCGGTGTACACGCTGAGCGGAAGCACCATTCGCGCCTGTTCACGGGCAACCCCCATATCGATCATCTGTTGATACGCGACGAGACACCCGTTCACGGCATCAAGATAACGCTCGTGGCAAACTTTTTGTTCGGGCTCAGAAACAACGCCGTCGCTTCCTTGTTTTCTATCCTCGGATTGACGTCTCCAGATGGAGGGCTCATAGAGATCATGCATCTTGACATAACGTCCAGAGATCTCGTTCCATCCGTGCAATTGGTGGCCAGGACCCCATTCGGAACCCACAACGTGCTTGTACCATTGTCGCATAACAAATTCGGGCGCACGGATATGGAATCGGAAAAAGACGTGACGGAAAGGACTGGTATGCTCATGACGCCACAGATAGCGGATCAATTTCTCATCGTTCTCTTCCAGTGTCTTTTTTTGAACGCCAAACGAGACCCTGGCGGCATTTACAATGGTAAGCTCATCCCCAAAACGATCCAAATACCGAAGAAAACCTTTTTTATCCAACAATTGAAATTCTTTGATCATTTTGGGAAAAAAAGAGGAATAACGTATTCTTCTTTTTCATTTTTTTTAAGCATTTTCTATCCAAAATTTTTTTTTTATCGCCTGCAATAAACATATGTTACCCGATCTACAACAAAATCAAGCCTATGTACGCCCTGTCTATAATCTTTCCGCGGCACAGCAACAGCTCTTACAACAACAGCAACGATTAGTGCGACAAGGACAGCTACAACAACAGCAAAATCAGCAACAACGGCAGGTACTACAACAGCAACAGCAGATCGATCTTTTTGACGATCAACAACAACAACAACAGCATCAACCTCTTACCGAGTTGATCACTTTTCAAGAAGATTGTTGTCCCGTGGATCTTTTATCTATCACCATTCCCATCTACAAGATTGATAATGAAGAGAGTGTGGCCAACAGGATTATCCGCACCGTGCCTCAACCTCATTTCTCCATCTTTTTTCTTTTCAAATCACCTCTTCTCAAAACTCGCCGATTTGTCGATCTTTATCATGTCTTTTCCAGGAGGGTCGCTCGATTCACGGTCAATGTATCGGGTGTGAGAAGACCCACGATACGGCGTCCTGGTGGTGGTGTAGCACCTGGTGGTGGTGGTGGTGGTGGTGGTGGTGGTGGTGGCGGTGGTGGCGGTGGTGGTGCCGTCCCCATTCATCCACTCGTTCAGATTTATCGTTGTCTGAAAGAAGAGGGATACAAGATTTCAGTGACAGAGTATCTACGATTGTACATGTTTTATTTTCTTCTATCCAGTTTTCCTCCGCTGGTTAAAGCAGAGCATCACCGTAGTAGAGATCAGAAAGAATTTGTGCAAAGAGCATCCACCGTGCTACATACCACTGTGTTTGATCATATTCACGACATTTTACGTGCACTGGAATCTACTCAAATCCCTTCCAGGATGAAAGAATTATGGACAGAGGCCTATATTGAAGACGAATTACAAAAAATCAGAAATCGGCATGATGCTCGTATGAAATCCTTTCAAGAGTCCGAAGGAATGAGACAGGAATACAATCGGATTCCTGATTTGCCTCCCAATGACTGTGGAACTCTCCTTATTACCGGGAAGATTATCTCTTTTTCGGTGACCACCCAGGAAACGACAGGAATCCTTTTTGATCGATTACGATTGAAACCCGATGCACCGCTTGCCAAGTACAAGGATTTTTACAAGATTTATGCTCCTCTTGGCGCCTTTGACGGCATGAGTCTGGATGAATCCATCAAAGAAGGAGATAGCTCCGCACTTCTCGTTGTGAATACTCGAGGAAACGTGATTGCCCATATCATCAATTCCACCAACGGTATGGAGATTCAGAGTATGCTGAGAAGGGATGCCTCAGAATGGACGACTCCAGAGGGTGTCGTTGCCTTTCTGGGTTTGGAAACGATGCCGATTCAGCCTCGTGAAGATCTCGGGATCACGGTCAATTTTACCATTCGGACCCATAGAATTCCTTTTGATTCCAGTATCTTTAGCAATCTATGCATGAATGATCCGCTGTTTCGAACCTTTTTAAGAGTCAATGACTCGGACAAGATTTCCAAAGAGAATCATTCCATCTATATTTATTATACTATGCAAAGAGGAGCCGGTAAGAAAAAATCCCGACTGCAAGAGGAGCTTCGTATCCACGGATGGTCGAAATATAGCTCGAGAATCGGGGATGTTTCCGCGATCCTGCTTCCTCTGCAACCGGAGGAAGGAACTTTTGCCGTCAATGTGAATGTCACTCGAGCCGCCAATCAGACCGTGGTCAACCAGTTCCGAGAAACTTTGTGTAAGCTGATGCATCGTTATCTACGACTTTTCGAAGAACAGATTGCATTGTTTCGACGATATACCCTGGATCTTCATTGGTTACCCACCGTCGTGCCTGTCAGTACCGGTACTACGGCCACCACCACCACCGCCACCCTTAGAGGAGCTGAAGGAGAACTTCTGGATCCTCGTATCTTTGGTGGGGCGCATGATTGGAGTACGGTCTGTCAGATACCCAAGGGAAAGAAAAACATTATCCGTATTGATGCGGAGACGGCGGCTCAAAAACCAGACGAAAGCAAGATCCTCTTTCCACCTGCTCCGTACAGGGACATTGAACCCGCCTATTATTATTGTCCCGATGACGAATTCAAGATTGTCAATCTCGTGAAACTGGATTCCATCAACCATCCCTTTGGTTACGCACCTTGCTGTACCAAAAAAGAACACACAGAAAAATACACAGACATGACGGGTGCACTTCGGTTTCATATTGATCATGGTTACATGCCTTATTTCACTCACGCAATCGACCTTAAAAAAGAGATCCAGATGGATCGCTCCGAGCTTCTCTATGACAACAAGCTCATGCGATTTATCGGTCAGCTGGGCAAACCTGCGCCCAAAGTAGATCAATTCATGAGAGCCCTGATGCCCGGTCTGGATTTTTTCCGACGGTCCGCAAGCAATTGGAGGTTTGACAGCCTGTTGGGCTGTCTGGAATTTCATCGAGCACTTTCTACACCCGAACAAATCATGAGGACGCCTCGGGATCTGCGTCATGCGCTGGCATCTCCAGAATCCCCCGTTCGATTGGAAGTGGGGGCTCAACAGAATTTTGATATTGGCGTGGACGGGTTACGTGCCATGCTTGAGAAATGGGACGATAACCTCTCTGCGGATCGATGGATACGAATCATGGAAGAATTTTTCAACGTGAATATCTTTGTGTTTACCCATAATATTAGCAATCGAAAAATCGATATCATGCGACCCCGATGTTATCGCGAGTTTCTGTTTCCTTTCCGGGACGAAATGCTTACCCGAAAGATCGTTTTCCTTATGGAGCACACTTCGGGAACCACTACCAATCTTCTCCTCCGATATGAGCTTTTGGTGGGCAGGAATGCGAAAAAAAAACTCTTTCACGATTTCGAGTGTTATGAGCCCTATTTTAAGCTTCTTGAAAAGGCCTATGCGAGTTTTGTGGGAGATACCAAGACCAAGATCCCCTTTTTCAATCCTCGGCAATATCAGGATCAGAGTACGCCCTCACCGCTCCCACCGCCACGTCCCACTCATCAGATTTTGGATTGTTATGGAAAACTTCGTGCGCTGGTCTATGAAAATCGTTTTCCTGTTGTGTTGGTCAAAGCTCTGGCGCCATGGAATCTGCCCCTATGGGATACTGATACCAAGACGTCCACTTTACCCACCTATAAGAATACCATCGAGTTTTTAGAAAGGGTTCGATTTTTCATCAAGACCATCTATCTCCACAAAGGAAATGTGGCCGTCATAAATGTGTCCGACATTCAACCTCTCTTTTTTCTTACCCAAGTGGATGAGACGACACCACAGGAACCTCCTCCACAAACGATTCCATCTTCTTTAATCGGGGTGGTGGAGATGATTCGTATGCTTCTTGATCATCAAGACGAGTTTGCAGGGAAGGAGCTTTTGATGACAGAAGAGAGTCAGCGATTCGTCAATGTCCTCCGAGATCTGTGTGTATTGCGATTCTCCCTCTTTATGCGACAACACCTCCGTGACATGACCTTGCATACGATTCCTGATCTTATGGAACAATTTCTCCAACAAGAGGTATTATTTACTGACGATGCTCGTCTCACCCTTCGGAATCTTCATCCAAGAATGACCAACAATCCTTCCCTACAGGCCCCGGGAGGTAAGATGATTATGCCCAAAATTCTGGAAACCAAGATGAAATATTGTCTTCTATGGTACAGCATCACCAAGACCAAGGAATTTGAAGCGTTTCCTATGATGGTAGAGAGTCCCTCCTATTTTGTCTCTGTCACCAATTTTTCTGCCCGTCCCGATTCGATCCTTCAAAAAACTCTCCAACCTTTTCACAACCGTCCTTACGACATTGCTTGTCAGGATCCCATAGATCAAATTCGAGAAATACCGGACAGGCTCTTCTTCTATTATCACCCGGAGGACACGCCTGCCCCTGTACCCTATCTCGCGTTTGTATCGATCGATCGAAAAGAAGGAATCAGAAGAGCCTTTGATTTTCTACAGACAGGAACGTGGCAACAAGCACCACCACCACAACAACAGCAACAACAACGTCTCCCGTTTGCCCAACGAAAGATGGTTCAGGGAAAATATTCATGGATCCATGCACAGTTGCAAGTTCCATTATTTTATCTTGCCAGTATCCCAGATTCCGATCGCCTCGTATTTCTCCTCCCTCTCCGCAATCCTAAAAAAAAAAAATGATTTTGATTTAAACATTGCTCGTTTTGTTCTTAACAAGAAAAAAGGAAGTTTCCGTGGATCATAATGGAAAATATTCGTGTCATGGATTCAGATGAACAAGTGGAGATGTTTAACTATACCGAGTGTGATAATGTAGCGCCGGTAGAAGTAAAGAAAACGAGAGGTATTGTGATTGATAAGATCACCAAGAATCAGATAGTGGGTTCCTTTGGGTACACGGAAACATACACAAAAGAAGACGAAGAAGTGCTTGGCAACCTTTTTTCTAATTTATCGTCGGGAGAGTGGACTTTTTTCTATTCGTTGGAATCCACCCTTTTGCGGGTTTTTTATCATCACGATCAATGGTATCTGGCCACTCATAAGAAGCTCGATGCTTTTAAGAGCCGATGGTCTTGTCGTTCCACCTTTGGGGAGTTGTTTGTCGAGGCGCTCTCAAGAGAATCCGGTAAGAAACCAGACGAGGTCATGGATTGGCTCCACGGGTTCTTGGATAAAGAGAAAGTCTATTGCTTTCTTTTGAAATCCAATCAAGAAAATCGTATTGTCTGTCAGGTGAATCTAAAGCGTCCCAAGATTGTGTATCTTGGATCGTTCGATAAAGGACCGGATGTCGTATTGGATACGAGCCCGTTGGAGATAACTGGAATGGAGTTGGCAAGACCGGAGGTGGTCCCGTTCTCGGAAGTGGATACGATCCCACGTATTTTGGAAAAGGTGGAAACGATTGATCACAACGAATATCAGGGTCTTTTGGCGATTCATATTCCCACGCAAAAGAATATCAAGATTCTCAATACCGAGTATAAAAAGTATTATGATATTCGTGGAAACAATCCCAATCTTCGGTTCCGATATCTGGAGATCCGGAATGATCCGGAGCGAGTGAGGATGTTGTATTTTCTTTATCCCAAATCGGCGGAGCTTTTTGATCAGCTCGAAGATACGATTCACAAGATTTCACGGATGATTTATCATTTTTATGTGAATCGATACATTAAGAATCAGTTCATTACGCTTCCCAAGGAGGAATTCCAGTTGATGAAAAAATGCCATAATTGGTATCTGTTGGATCGGAAGAATCATCGCATCTTTTCTCAAAAGGTGTTGGAAATGATGGCCAGTGAGGAGCCTCTTCATCTCTACAAAATGATTCGGCGTTTTACGCTTAATCAAAATCTGGCCATGCATCAGACGATGAATGCCAAGCGAGCCTTTGTGCATACTTCTTCTCGTCCACCGCATTCTTTTGCGGCAGTGTTGTCAGCGCCTGCGCCTGCTCCTGTGGCGATAGATACCGCGCTTGTCACGGATTCATCGGCTACGGCTATGGCTACGGCTACGGTTGCTACGGCAACGGTTATCACGGAGACAACCGTTACGAATACGAGCTCGTAAAATATTGGCGATCCACCAGAAAAAGGGGGCTTCGTAAGGCCTCGTAGAGTTGTTTCATGGATAGATACCTTGTGGAAAACGGTGGTCGTGGTAGAATCATTCTACCCGCCAATTGTAGGAGCAATAGGAAACAGTAATGATGGATCCCCGTGCCTTTCGGAGGATGTGGGCCATCATAAGAAAAGAGGACCTCTCCTTGATGGATATCATTGCCCGGGATATTGATGACGAGCCAATGGATCCTGTTTCCGCCCACCGCATTGGGATCGAAAAGAACCAGGGTATAATAATAATGATAGCGATCAGGTTTGAAAGTCACTTGGGGCGCCGAGGCGGTCTGCGACGGGGTTAGATAAATATTATTGTGGATACGGTGAGTTAGGTATTGGATCCTCATTCTCGTTCTCAAGTTTTTTTTTTCTGGACACGCACGAGAAAAAAAAATCAACGATTCTGTAAAATAGCGTGGGTCACATTGGGCTGGATCATTTCTAAAATCATGATTCGATCAGGACGAAAATTGTTCCAATCCTCTTGAAAGATGCCTTCGTTCGGGTCCGTGCTCAATTCCCATAAAAAAATATTGGTCATCTGGTTCTGAAGAGCGTAATCCCCCAACAGACCCGTCCAGATCGTAGAAACGCTGTTACATCTTGTAATCATGACCTTTTGATGATATTGGTCCGAGACAAAACCAAATTCCTGATCCCAAGTATCAAACATTTTACGTACCGGCGTCTTTACCCGATAAAGATCCGGATCCTGACGGTCGATGATGTGTGGCGTATACACGATGCGATTCGCGTACGGCTTGAGGAGAAGTGTGTCGACAAGTGTTGTATTATATCCTGCTCCCCACGGTATCCCCTGGACAAAATAGAGCCAAGAATTGGAAGGATAACGTGTCTCGATAGCTTCAATGGTATTGATAATCATGGTTATCCAATCATAAGGGTCCTCGGGATCTCCGGACATGGTGGCGACACCGTGCGGTTCATTAAAGAGATCGATCCCCATGAGATGGGGACAAAGATGGTAGCGATCCAGCAGACGGAACCATGATTCCATAAAGACGGAGAGGGGATATTCGGGATAATGAACCCAGATATCCGTCAAGAAATCCTTGTGCAGACGGCCCATCGCCAGAATGATGACAATATTTTTTCTTTGCGTTTTTTCCATCAGCATATCGAGGATTTGCAGACTCGTCTTGTTTCGCGCCTCGATATCATTATAAATCATGGATGGATTCGGCGTGGCATCCCAATGATAATAGGCCCATTCCGCGGAAAACAACACACGGATGGCATTGAATTTTTGTGCTCGCAACTGGTCCAAAAAGAATTCTTGCGAATGTTTCCACATCCCGTAGGGTGCCAACGCGTCCGTGTCCAATCCTGGCCAGGTCAAGCCACGCAACGCAATTTCCCGTGTACCGCGCTCTTTTAACATGATCTTTCCATGATCAGTATACCATTCTGGGGTCGTTGTTGTTGTCGTTATTGTTGTTGTTGTCGTGAGCTTGTCACCGCGCAACGCGGAGGGCGACGATAATACGATCCTTACTACCATCCCCCATAAATAAAATATCCCATACAATAGTTGCATTTTTATATTTTATTCATTATTTAAAAAAAAACTCCTTTTTCTTCTTTCATTACACACCCCTGGTCAGCGCGCTGTTAGGCGCATCCTCAATCTCCGCCGACAAATCCAAGCCCAGGTACTGAATGAATGAACTGTTGTCGTCCGGGATACCCGACTGGCGTCTCGCCTCCATGTACCGCTCGCGATAACGATTCACAAACTCTGGCTCCTTCTCATCGATCTCCCTGATCCGCTCCGTCGCCTTGTTGAACGATTCCTTCATCTGCTTCATCTTTGCCAGGGTCTCGTGATACGTCCACGCTAATTGCGCCCGCTTTACATTCTCCGTCACATACTCCTCGAAAATATCCATCGGCTCCCCCGCCTGGGCACGCTTCGATTCATCCAGCAACTTCTTCTCCCTATCCTTGATATCCTCCACCTCACCCCTCTCCTGACGCTTCTTGTTCAGAATATCATCGCTGATCACATCCGTCGTCTTCTGACGAATATCAATCTTCTTAATCTCCGTCGCATAACCCTCTGACGTCGTCACCGGAAACGGCCTGCCCACATACGCATGATAGATCTCGTGATACGAATCCACATTGCGGATCAAGAACTCGGCCCTCTCATTCGCCTCCTCCTCGGTCGCATACACCCCGCGCACCTTCATCATCCCATAAATATTATCCTTGTCGGGCTTGGCACCCGAGGCGGGCACAAATGAAACCAACGCAATCTTCTGATTCATCTGCGCGGGGTCCGCATAATAACGATCCACCTGCGCAAAGGTAATATCCTTGGACATGAGCGCCATGGCAGCCTTGAGCTTCTCGGTATTCAATGGCTCTTCCACCGCCTTGGGGGCATACGTGGTATTTTTCTTCTCCTGATCACGATCCGCGGGGGCAATAAGAGAATGCATCGTTAATTTCAAATGTTTCTTTTCATAAAAAAAAGCAAAGACTTAAGCCTTTTTTTTTATTTTTTTTCAAGATCGTCCAATAAGAAGTTGTGCCACGGTCAAAACGAGTAGAGCGACAATGAATCCCACACAAAATCCATACACCATACCATTTTTCATACAGACATACACACTAAACCAATGTTTAGTTTCTTGATTATTGATATCGGTTTGTTCCAACATATACGGAGATTTTGGAAAAAGGGTATAGACAATCATAGGTGTCAATAATAATATTATCAATGCATTGATGATACGAGGATACAAAGGGCTTGATGACAAACAGAGAAATAATATCATTCCAATGATGGCGAGGATTATTCCCACGATAAAATAAATCAAACGGCGTCGTCGAGCATTTCGGTAGACCATAAGTTGAGATGGATTTAAAGAATCTGTTAATTTTGTGATATTCAAATGACAATGTAGGGTTCCAAGATAAGAGGCTACAAGACCCACTACAATGGCCGTGGTAAAAATGAATAGTCGAGGCATTTTTGATTTATTGAAAGAGTAGTAATCAAAAATTGACGATTTTTTTTTGAATTAGCAGTCCATGTGCTGTAGAAGAGTCTTACACAATTCACAGTATTTCTGGAAAGGCAATGTTTTCAGGTCCAGGGTCCACATAGGCCATGGTAGACCTTTAGTAGAATACTTTATCAGGTTCGTTTTGATACGTTCACGATCACTTTTTTGAGAGGGAACAGGTGTTGGAAGTATATTGTCCCATAGATCCTTTTCATAATCAACAACAGAAAATCCAAAATAAGAATATAAGAGCCAAACGGAAACCCAATTCGAGGGATTGGATCCAATTTGGATATACTTTTCTTTGAAAGAACGACCACCATTATAAGAGAAGCGGAGCAAATAAGCAACCATGATGATTACTGCTCTAAGGAACGTGTTGAAATGCTTTCCCTCGTATTCTTTCTTCGTTTTAGAATGCATAAAAATTAGTGGCTCAAAACCGATTTCCAATTCAATATGCGACACTTCTGTATCATGATACATCAAATACAACATAAATTTGGGATCGGATCCTGTTAAAAGGGAGGTCAACGAGAGTTTGTACTCACGACCACAATGTTGTTGGAGTAAGACTTGCATTTTTTTTACAAAAAAGTCGGCAAGCTCAGTATCATAAGAAATGGTCATTTTTTTATTTTTTTTTTTATTATTCTTTTTATGATCGATTAAAAAATATTTTGGCTCTATAAGTTCCTGGGCTGACGCGCTTTATATAGGCTAAAGGGTTGATTGTCATGAAAATAAAATTCTGAAAGGTTTTTTTTTTTTGGGTTTTCACAGTAAGAAACGTTTCCACCCATTAGTACTGGTTGGCAATTAATCAGTTAGGAGATGAAGACGAGAAGAGATAGGCGTGTCAGGAAGCTGGAATGGCGACGGAAATGACTGGAATAGAAAGTGTTTGGATTTTTGAAAAAAATAAAATTCTGAAAAGGTTTTAATTTTTGGATTCCCACCCAAAAAAAACATGTTTTTGACGAAACGAGACGTGTCCACCCGGTAGTACCGGGTGGCGGTAGGCGTGTCAGGGAGTTGGCGCCCTTTAAATAGGTTAAAGGGGCAATCCGGCGACCAGAAAAACAGAAAAAGAAAGTGTTTGGATTTTTGAAAAAAATAAAATTCTGAAAAGGTTTTATTTTTTGGATTCCCACCAAAAAAAAAACATATTTTT